GTGTTGAAGTCGTCAAACAGGGCGGGCACCTGGAGCCCGGCCCCGGACGCCAGGCTGAGCCCGGACGGCGATCCGGCGGGGGCGGCCAGGACCATCGTGGCGGTGACGCCGGAGACCGACACCGGGCCGCTCGACACCGACACCGCCCCGGCCGGGGCGGCGAGGGCGAGGGCGGCCACCGCCCCGTTTATGCCGGATACCGAGGGAGCGCCCGCCGGGGCGGCCAGGACCATCGTGGCGGTGACGCCGGTGACGCTGGCCCCGGCGGAGGACTCGATGATAGCCGCCCCGGCCGCCCAGTTGCCGGTGGACACGGTGCCCGCGTACGTGACCGAGCCGGAGCTGATCAGCTGGTACGAGGCGCAGCCGAAGTCGCTGGACATCTGAGTGAGGTTGGTCCAGCCGCCGCTGGTCGGCGGGGTGACGGTCTGCCCGAATCCCACCACGCAACCGACGCCGATGCTCGCCTGGGAGGTACTGCCGGTAGCGCCCGAGCTGAACGACCCGCTGGACCCTCCGGCCGAGTTCGGGGTAATGACCGTGGGGCTGGCTCCCAGTCCGGACACCTCTATGCCCCACGACCCGGTGGCACCGGAGCCGAAGTTGCTGGCGTTAGTCACGGTCAGGCCGACTGCGGACGACCCTCCGGCGACGTTCGGCATCAGCCAGCCGGTCGAGTAGGGGACGTTAGACGTGCCCTCGTTCTGGCTCCATAGCTGCGTGGATCCCGAGGGCGTCGACCCGGCGAACGTAGGGGACGAGCTGGACATCGTGGTCGTGCTGTTAGCGCCGGTCGCCAGCAGGATTACCGAGCTTGCCGCCGTGACGTTAGAGCCGAAGTTGCCGCCGTAACCAGACCCGCTCTGGTTGATGATGGCTGCCTGGACGACCGCTACCATAAGGCGGGCCAGTCGTCAAGGCAGCCCTTGCACCCGTGGATCGTCGGGTCGGCCGGTACGATCGACAGCTTCTCGTCCCCCAGCTTGCGAAACTCGGCCACGGTCCGCAGCACGTGGCTCTTGCACGCGAATATCACCTGACCGGCCGCCACCCGGATGACGGCAGTGGTCGCCGGGGTCTCGGTTGACGCCATCCTAGCCCCCTTAGCTGGCCGTGGCGGTCAGCAGGCCGCTGCCGCTGATAGTCAGTGTGAACGTGTTGGCCGACACAGGGACGGACCCGCCGAAGTCCCAGAAGCAGATCAGCTGGTAGGTGGACGCGGACGACTCGTAGAATATCGCCTGGTTGGCTGAGAAGGTGGCCGCGGACCACGACGGGTTGGACGCGCTAGTCCAGGTGGCGACTGAGTTGTTAGACCCTCCGGCCACGAACGTAGGGCTGGACACGGTAGCGCCACCGGCGGTGTAGCCGGTTCCGGTGATCTCGGCCGCGACGTTGGTGGTCCAGTCTGTGAGCAGCTTGGCGGTGCTGACGCCCGACGTGGCGAGGGTGATCGGGCCTGCGGCGTTGGACAGGGCCACCTTGTAGGTGCCGGAAGTCAGGTTGATGTTGCCTGTACCCAGCCCGATGGCGAACTGGGGGAAGACGTGGGGCGTGACGGTCATCGGGTCTCCTTCATCAAGCGGCCAGTCCAGGCTTTACCACGCCGGTGATAGCCCCGCTGTTGCGAATGTTGTACTGGTACAGCTCGGACTGCATGACCTGGAACAGCTTCTGGCCGTTGACGTTAACCGTAATGGTGCCGCTGCCGCCACCGGCGCTGCCGCCGGAGGAGCTGCCGCCGCTGTACCCGGCCGTCGCCCCGTAAGCGCTGGCCGGTACGCCCAGCTGCGTCGACGCGACGGCCGAGGACACCTGGTTCATGGTGCTACGCACGTACTGGTACCCGGCCTTGACCCCATTGGCGTATCCTAGCATGGTGTTCATGCCGTGGTTAAAGAATACCCGCGACGGTGACAGGATCGACAGCGCCGAGCTGAACACCGAGGAGATGTCGTGGCCGAGCCCGCCGACCAGGCCGGTGACCATGCCCCAGGCCGCCTTGATGCCGTTTACCAGGCCCTGCATCAGGTCCTTACCGGCGGAGTACAGCAAGTTGATGAATCCGCTAGTGATCGACTTGATGATCGAGACCACTGCATTGAGCCAGGTGTGGGCCAGGTCCCGAATCCGCTCCCAGGCCGCGCCCCAGTGGCCCTCGATGATGTCGAGGACCGCCGCTATCACGTCGTAGACCGTGTGGATGGCGGCGGTGACCAGGGCGCTTACCACCTTCCAGGTGGTCTCTGTCACGATGCGGATGACGTCCCATACCGCCTTGAATACGCCCTCTATCACGGCGAACTCGGTCTTGAGGACGCCCACCACGATGGCCAGGTACGTCTTGAATATGGAGCTGATGAGCAGCCAGGCGGTCTTCACGATCGCCTCGACCGTCTTGCCGTGGTCGGTCCACCAGCGGGCCATGTCGTCGATGACGTTGTGGATCCAGCTGACCACCGGGGCCAGGATTCCCTTGATGTCGGCCCACAGGCCCTGCCAGAACCCACGGAACGCGGCGCAATGGTTCCACAGCTCGTAGAACGCGAAGGCCAGGGCGGCGATCAGGCCGATGACCCAGCCGACCGGGGTGGCCTCGAACGCCATCCCAAGGAGGCCGAACGCCTTGCTGACCAGGCCCAGGACCTTGATCAGCTCGGTGATGGCGATGACGCCGGAGATCACGTCGACGGCCAGCTGAGCGAACATCGGGTGGGCCAGCAGACCGGCCAGCCAGGTGAACGCCGGGAGGATCGCCTTCAGCAGGCCAGGCAGCATGCCGAACGCCAGCATGAACGGGCTGTTCGGAGTGAGGGCGTTCTCGATCAGGGGGGCCAGGTCGGTCAGGATCTTGAGGAACGCGCCGCCCAGCAGTCCGACCACCTGCTTGATGATCGGGATGAACGACTGGAACGACGACCCTATGCCGTTCAGGACCATCGTAGCGAAAGCAGACAGGCCGGGGAGCAGCGGCTCGACCGCCTGCCCGAGGCCGACCAGCAGGCCGACCGCGATCTTGAGGACCGCCGCCAGCGGCCCGCCGAGCGCCTTGACCAGGGCGGTGATCACGCCGATGAACGGCACCGACAGGGGGGCCAGCTGGGTCAGGGACTGGCCCAGCGCGCCGAGCAGGGCACCGGCCAGGCCGGTTATGGCCTTAGTGGCGGGGACCACCAGCGAAGTCATCAGGTGCATGAACGAGATGAACCCGCTCGACTGGAGGCCGGAGCTTAGCCAGTGCACCAGGTCGCCCATGGCTATCGCGCCCTGCTGGATCAGCGGGATCAGCGTGGGCATTAGGTTCTTGATGGCGGTCAGCAGGGTGCCCATCATCGCGAACACCTGCGGCTTGACCGCGTTAGCCAGCTTGGTGTACTCGCCCTCCAGGCCCCGGATGCCCTCGACCACGGACCGCTCACCGGCGGGAAGGGCGTCCAGCTGGGACTTGGTGTCCTTGAGCGCGCCGAACACCGACATCACGGCGGGGACAGCCACCCCGGCGAACGCACCCAGGCCGAGCCCGGCGGCCAGCACCGCCGGGGCGACTCCGGCCGCGACCACGACGATGGCCGCGATCACGCCCATCAGCGGGGCGAGAGAGGAGAAGGTGCCTAGTCCGGACACGCCCATAAGGTCGAGCTTCTCGGCCGCGCGCTCGGCCGAGTCGCCCAGCTCCTTCTCGGCCGCCGACGCCTCTAGCGCCTCGTCGCGGACGTGGCCGAGAGCCTCTCCGGCCTCTATCGCCTCGTCTCTCAGATGGCCCTCGGCCTCAGACGCCTTCACGGCATCGTCGCGCAGGTCGGCCATGGCGCGGCCCTGCTCGATCGCCTCGTCGCGAGCGTGGCCCAGCATCTCGGCCGCACCGGCGTTGGCAAGGGCGAAGTCGTCGATGGCGTCCCTGGCGCTGTCGGTCTCGTCCTTGAGGTCCTTAGCCGACGCCGCGTCGTTCAGCATGGCGTCGCGCATCTCGCGCAGGACCGCCGTGTTCGCCTTGATCTCGCGAGCCAGGGCCGCCAGGCCCTCGTCCACCCGGCTGTTCTCCTGGGCGAACCGCTTGGCCTCGTCCTCGCCCCGCTGGAACTCCTCGATATACGGGGCGAGGTCGGCCCGGACTACCTGGTTAATAGGCTCTAGCTCGTCAGCCATCAGTCACCACCGAGCGCATCTCGGCAACCGCTGCGCGGCGCATCCGGCCGTTGACGATCACGGTCCGGTGAGTAGGTGCCATGTACGGTCGCTTGGGCAGCGTGACCGACTTGGCAAAGAAGTCGATCCCGCCGCTGACCCAGTGCAGGGCCTTGCCGTGGGCGCGGATCGTGCCGCCCATCTCCTGAATGCGCGCGTAAACGATCATCGGACGGACCCGGCTCTCGGCCGTGTACGGTCCGGTGCGGCTCGCCGCGTACAGCCGGACGGATCTCCGCAGGTGCCCGCCGACCAGTGCCGGAGGGCCGCCCGGCGGGCTCGGCGTCTGCGTCTCGCGCTTGTGGGAGTAGCGGGTCAGGGTCTCCTCGGTAAGCTCCTCGTGGAACTCGCGGGCCATCGCGTAGGCCACCCGGGGCGGACCCTCGTTCTGAATCCGCTGACGCAGCCGGGCCAGGTACTCGACGTTACCCTGTGCGTCCATTCAGTCCGAGTCCTCCGACCTTATCCTAGCTAGGCAAAGCTCCACCGGGACGATCCAGGTGTCCACCTCCAGCGGCAGGTTCGCCCGCCCCGGCTCGCCGTCCGGCGTCAGCCCGTAGTTGATCAGGTACATCACGTCTCGCAAGCCCGTGGCGGTGAGTCCCTCGGGCAGGGTCTGGCTGGACCCTTTCAGGCATCGGTAGAGCCGGCCGTAGTCGTCTCTTTTGGGTCTGGCTTCCGGACGACCTTATCGATGTACGGCTGCAGCAGGTCGGTGATCTCGTTGAAGTCGTCCAGCGGAATCTCGCCAAACGATTCGTCGTTCTCGATCTCCATGCCGGTCCACTTCGGTATCGGCAGGATCGGGCTGGTCACGTCCTCGTCGTCCACCCGGAACGTCCAGCCCGAGATCAGGGTGGCCATCAGCGCGTTTCGCTGAAGTTTGGCCAGGGACATGGACAGGGGCATGCCGGACATGTCCGGCTCGCCCTTTTCGTTGAACTTCATGTAGATCTTGGGAGCGCCCTCGTAGGCGTCCCGGTGCTTTGCCTTCAGTCCGGTGATCGGAGTGATCTCTATCGAGTGCCCGGACGCTAGGTCGACGTGCATGAGCTGTGCCTCTCCACGTGGGTGACGGTCGGATGGATTAGAAGGTAGGCACCGCGTTGTTCAGCGTCACCTTGATGGCGCTGTAGCCGCCGGACCAGCCGGTCGACACCACCGAGTTGCGGGTGGTCGCCGTGTGCGTTGTCTTGAACGTCACGTCGTACCCGAACAGGGACTTGGAGCTGTTGATCTTGCTGGTGTCGTAGTCCGCGAACGGGATGTCTACCTGCAGGGCCAGGTAGCCCGGGGCGGAGGTCGCCAGCCCGTTGGTGACCAGGATCTGCAGCTGCGGCTGGGTGTTCTGCAGCATGTACAGCAGGGCCGACTCGTCGACCGCCGGGCTGACCGTCAGCTTGCCGCTCACGGTCAGCTTGCCAGCGCCGATAACGAACGGGTTCTGAGACCCGTCGTTCGGCAGGTACGGCTCGACCTGGCGGCCGATCGTGACCGACCACTCGGTGATGTCGTAGATCGGGGCCAGCGCGCCCGACGTGGCCAGGCTGACCGTGGTGTTCCACGCGGGGACGGCCCGGACGGTCGAGAAGCTCGGGGCCGGGGGCGAGGACGCGATCTGGCCGGTGTAGCTGGTCAGCGCGCCGTTCCACATCAGCAGCTTCTCGGCGTTGCCCGTGAGGGTGACGTCCGACATCCGCCCGAACGCGTACTGGCGGGCCAGGCCGGTCGTGGGAACCTGGGTGCGGTCGGTCCAGCAGTGGGTCGGGGGCTGACCGAAGTTGGTGTAGATGCCCGACCCGATGAGGTTGCTGTTCAGCACCGAGAAAGCGTGCTGGTAGGTCCCTGCGCTGACCGTCGTGTTGGTGACGGTGCAGCCGGTAGTGTGGTTCAGGCGGAGCGGCGTGGAGGTCTGCAGCGTGATCGTGGTCGACGCGCCGGTAAGAACCTGCACGATCTCGGACGGGCCGGTCGAGCCGGTAACGTAGACCTGAATCCACATACCGACCGTGAAGGAGGTGCCCGAGGTCACCGTGAGGGTGGTGGCCCCGGCCGCCGCCGTGGCGGTGGTGGTGGTGTTCGGCGTGGCCGCCGGTGCCGACTGGGTGTAGTCGCCCAGGACCCCGAACAGCGGGTTGCCGATCATGTCCATGTACACGGGAGACGCGGGGATCGAGGTCTCCGCGACCATCGGACCCTGCAGCATGTCGTAGATGTCGCCCATGGCCGCGCGCAGCGACTCATCAGGCAGCCAGATGGGCTTGTCCTCGGGGTCGAACCCGACGACTGGCATGGACTGGCCGACCGCGGCGGGGATCGTGCCGGGGATAAGCTCCCGGTTGACGGCAACGAATCTCTCCTGTGTCGGAAATACCGTGCTTGGAACGGTGAACGGCACCTACTTCTCCTCGTCCGTCGGGTCCTCCTGTGCCGAGGCCGTTTCCACGTCGGGTGACGGACCCAGGTACTGATGCCCGCTGCGGACATCGTACCACTTCCCGTCATCGGGGGGCGAGACGGCACCGAAGTCGACGATCTCGCCCGGCTCGGCCGACAGGACGCCGGGCCGCTCGGGGTGAAGGTGCGACGGGTACTGCAGCTCGATATGGCCCCGGAACTCGTACTCTCCCGTGGGCTCGGCCGCTGGTTCGCTCATGCCTGTATCCATTCCTCGACCGGGGCGGTGATCAGGGCGTCGTTCCGCTGCATCCGCTGGCTGGCAGTCGAACGGGTCGGGACGTACTCGTAGTTGAGTACCTCGCCCAGGTTAATCAGCTGGCAGTTGATGCCGGTAGCCGGGTCAACCAGGTCCATCGGCATCTTGCAGCACCGGAGGATGTTCATCACCAGGTCGACTACCAGCGGGAACGACGCGTTGATCTGCGGGTCCCGGTTGTCATTGAACCAGGTGAGGTAGATCTCCAGGTTGTGGTTCAGGATCTTGAACCCAGAGTTGGTACTGGCCGGGGTCGGCTGCGGCGCACCGGCGGGCGGGGTGTTGCGCTTGCCGCTGTTGCGCTTCTCCGGTCCTTTTGACGCCCAGACGTAGGCGTGGGGGTTCTTCTGGGTGGTCTCCGGGTCGGGCGCTGAGATGAACGATTCGAGGCGGACCCCGGCGTTGCCCGGGATCGACGCGCCGTCGAGCAGGCTATTGACGTGGGCCAGGGTGGACGAGATGGGCACCTAGACCACCCGTGCGTACGACTTGACGGCGTTCTCTGCGAACGTCCGCAGCTGCTCGGGGCCGACCGGCCCGCCGCCGCCGGAGCCGCCGCCTGACATCGACTGAATCTCGGTGGCGGTCGCGCCGCGCTCCAGGGCCAGCGCCGAGCACATGTCAATCGTGGCGTTCATGACCGCGCGGGACAGCGTGGTGAACAGCGTACCGGCGTCGTGGGGCCACGCCAGGGGAGACATCAGCGTGACCGTTCCTGGGCCGTACGCCACCGACGTGGACAGGGCCTGCGCGACCTCTTGCTGGAACCCGTCGTACACGATGCCGGTCGCGCCGTTGGGAAAGTAGGTGTCCGTCCCGGCCGTGGTCGGTGCCCAGCCGGTGCAGTCGTCGACCTGGATCGTGGTAGCGCCCTGGGCGGCCGGTGCGGTCAGGGAGGTGTGAGGCCATCCGTTTATGTAGCTGATCACGTAGCGCCAGCCGCGGCGGCCGAGGTCCCAGTTGACCAGGCCCGGGGCCAGGAGGATCGCCTGGCCGCCCTCGGACACGTCCGCCGCCTGGGCCGCCCCGAACAGGCCGATAGGCGGGAACTCGATGTCCATCTGGTTCAGAGCGATGGTCTGCCAGTTGCGCGGGAACGCGTAGTTCGGGCTGACCTGGCCGCTGACCACGGCCAGGATCGGCCACCGGGACGTGAGCAGACGACCGACCTGATTGTTGGCGCGGACCGTGACCCGCCAGTCTGGGCCGTCAAAGTACTCGGTGTCGAGGGTGGCCCGCAGGGGCTGGTTGGTGATGCCCTCGATCAGGCCGGTGGCCCTGAGGCAGATGTTCGACTGCTCGGCGTACTGCTCGCGCGGGCCGGACCGGCGGTCCGGGATCGTGGTCCAGTCGATCCCGGTGGGCGCGCTCAGCAACACCTCGGGGGTGATGTACGGCGTACCGGGTCCCGTTAGGAGCCCCACCGGCCATCACCCCCGAACTCGTGCCCGCCATCGCCACAACAGCAGTAGGGCGATCCTACCACGTTGGTGGCGGTTGGTGCAGCTAGAGCGCTTCCTTGACGACCGTCTCGGCCGCGTCCTCGCCGTCCGCCGCAGCGGCGTTGATCAGGCTGGCCGGGACGTACTTCTCCAGCTCGGCCAGGATCGACTTGCCACGGCTGAGAATGTCCGTGATGAAGCCGTGGGCCGCCGCCCCGGCCGCCTGCTCGGCGGTCACGGCATCGGTCGTCTGGGCGGGCTCGGTGGGCTGGGTGCTCATGGTGTGCCTCCACTAAGGATCGACTCCGCGATCCGATCGATAAGGTCCTCGCGGGTGCCGGATACAGTTAGGTTACGTTCCCGGCATACGTCCTTGAGGTCTGTCTTGGTGAGGGTGGCGTAATCGGCCTTGACCTGCTCTACCATGATCGCGGTCGCCGCCGCCTTCACCGACGCTGGCTGCTCCTCGGGATCCGAGGAAACAACTAGGTCGTCTGGGTTAATGTCCGGCTGCGCGTTGCGAGCCGCCATCTGATTGGTCACCGCCGCCTGGGCCAGCATGAGCTGCTGCTGGTGCATCGCGGACTCGGCCGCCGCCTTGGCGTCGGCGGCCTCCTGCTCCTCGTCGGGAGTGAGCGGAATCTTGTACCGGCTGGAGGACCAGGCCGGGTTGCCCGAGAGGGAGCGCTCGCACGGAGGGCAGTCGATGCCCCAGATCGGCACCCGAGTCCCGTCGCTCTTGCGAGGTCGAGAATGCGAGTGACCGGTGCTCATGTCGTGGTGCGCGTTGATGTCGTTTCGTGCATAGAGGACCATGCTAAGTGGAAGGAGACCTTAGGGCCGCTTCCTTCACCTTCTCTATTCGGGTTGGGTAGGACTCCCGCAGCCGGGGCAGGTCTTGGTCCACGCCTGGTTCACGCGAGGACTGCACCTTGCTGAGCAGACCATGCCGACCCGGGTGCCGAGGGTGTAGGTGCGACCGGTCCCGATGATTCCGTTGCGGACTGCATCGCTCTGCTTGAACTCGTCCATATAGGGATCCGGAATGTCGACGTACCCGCCCGGCTTGCTGTTGAAGCTCTCGCCGGTCGAGCCCATCTCCACGCCGTAGCATCCTGCAGGAAGGGTGACCTGGGTCGTACCGTTGCTCACCGGGCAAGTATACCGCCCAGGTTGGCTCGGCTGCTAGACGGTGATGATCGCGGTGGCCTTGCCGCCCACGATCGGCGTGGTGACCACCACCCGGGCGAGGACAGCGCCAGCGACGGCGGACGGGGCCGGGATGGTGGCACCGCCGCCCGCCGTGACCGACACGGGGGTACCGGCCGCCTGCCACGTGGGGACGCCCGCCACCACGGTCGCGAGCTGCAGGGCGACGGCACCGGCGGTGATGCCGGACTCGCCTACCACCCCGCCATGGCAGGTGACCGAGCCGCCGACCGTGATGCCGAGCTGCGAGGCGAGGTCGACGACCGCCCCGTAGCCGCCTACCGCGTTGTCGAGGTCGTCGATTGCGACCGAGTTAGCCATGCTGATCTCCTAGCTTACGTTGGTTCCTACGAACCAGCTGAGCGTCGACCCGGTGGCCGCCGCGATCGCGTAGAGCGGGCCGGGGCCTAGGTTGCCCAGGGCCGCCAGGGGGACCACCGAGTTGGGCGGGATGGTGGCCTGCCCCGGCCCGGTCCCGCCCGCCGTGACGTTGGACCCGCCGATGGTGACGGCACCGGCACCGGAAACCGCCAGGACCAGCGACCCGGGGCCGCTGGCCTGCAGGCCGGTGCATGGGGTCGCCGTGGCGAGGACGGCCACCGAGCCGATGCTCAGGCTCATCAGGAAGGACCGATCCCTGCGGTGAGCTGGAGGTTGGCGATCGTGTTCGCCGCCGTGATCGCGTAGAGCGGAAGGCCGTTCTTGAGCAGCTTCATCTCAGACCCGGGCGGGAACGGCGTGCCGGTCGACGCGGTGACTCCGGACGCCTGCCCGGTGAAGCAGGTAGACGGACCGGCGTTGACCACGGTCTGGTTCTCCAGGCCGTTGGACGGGTTGCGTACTAGGGTGGCGGCCGGGGTGACCCTCACCGAGAACTGGTCAGCCACGAGGTCTCCTTACCTGGTGGCCAAGGGGCGGCACCGGGGCACAGCCGGTGCCGCCCCTTGGGGCTTACGATCGATGCGGGCAGACCCCGCCGTTGAAGTGCCGAGCGCAGTTGCAGTTCCAACACAGCGTCTGATAGCCGGGCGGCCAGCCCTCGCGCCGGAGTCGGCGGAGGATTGCCTGGTTCTTTCCGCGAGGACTGTTCTCTGATCTGCGCTCCGCTGCGCCGTCACCGTTGATATGATCAATGGTGAGAAACCGGTACTCGACTTCTCCGCAGCACTGGCATACCCCGCCGTAAGCTTCGATAGCCTCACGGCGGAGCTTGTGCCAGGATTTGCGATTAGCTTCGTTCCATTTCTCCGGATTAGCTTTCTGGTCGGCCGCGACGCGAGCGCGCGTGGCTGCCTGGTACTCCGGGTGCGTCCGGTAGTACTCACGCTGCCACTCGTTTCTGTCGAATGCCGTCTTGTCGTCCGTCATATGCCCAGTGTATCAGGCATATGACGTCCGCCGTACTAACTGTAAGGTGTCGTGTCGCGGGCCTGAAGCCCGGTCAGGATGCCGCAGTACATCGGGGCGTTGCAGAGCAGCGCGCCGTACATGAACATCGAGTACCGGAACGTGGGGTCGATCACGGGCCAGGAGACCGAGAGGTAGTCCTGGACCAGCACCATCTCCCAGATGTTGGAGACGTTCGACCAGGAGTAGGGGACGGTGTAGGACATCGCCGCGACGGTGCCCTGCGGCCACCACGGGTGGACCAGGAGCTTGAGGATGTCCCGCGTGAACGGGTTCACGTACTGCGACACCGCCGCACCGGCGATGACGTTGGACACCTGGTTCTGGTCGATCTTGAGCTGGTAGTTGTTCGCCTGCCCGGCCTGCAGGATGTCGTTGGACAGGTTGCTGATGTCGGTCGAGTTACCGACCAGCTCGGTCGGGCTGGCCTTGAACGCGCCGAACCCGGTGCCGTACTGCTGCGACCCGTTCCACAGCCCGTTCAGCATCTGGTTGAGGGCCGGGATGCTGAGGTGAGTGCCCACGTTCGGCTGGTAGTAACCGGCCTGCCAGCCCACCCCGGTCGGGTAGTTGCTGCCGCCGGTCGACGCTGCCCCGGTGAGCGTCGGGATGACGCCCAGCATACGGTTCTGACCGGCGGTGCCGGAGTCGCTCGTGGGCGGCTGGTGGCCGGTCGACGGGAGGGTCGGACCCTGGATCGTGATCTTGTTGCCGCCGAGCTGCGCGTAGAAGTACGAGTTCCCCTGGCCGGGAGTCGCGCTGGTCGAGACGTACACGGCCCAGTTGTTCGCGCCCGGGGGCAGCTTGCTGGAGATCGTCACGTCCACCACGTCGCCCGCCGCCACCGTGGTGATCGCGGCGGTGTAAGTGCCGACCGTCTCGCCCCAGTAGTTCTGGGCGGTGATGCCGACGCCAAAGTCGGCGAGGGTGCCCAGGGCGGTCTCGTTCGAGCCTGCGGTACGGACGGTGAGGGTCGGGGCGGTGATGCCCGAGGTCGAGATCGCGGTGGTGTTACCAGCGATCATCTGGTACTCCTCCATGAGCATGAACTGCTGCAGGAGGATCAGGTTGGCGAGGGCGGAGATGTCCTCGTAGCCCTGGCCCGCGAACTGCGACAGCCAGGACAGCGCCTCCGACATCCCAAAGAACTGGTAGGGGATGTTGATCGGCACGGCCGACTGCACGCCGGTGACGGGCATGTTGACCGGGAACGTGCCGCCGGGCATCGTCATCGAGGAGTTCGGGACGTCCGCGAGGGAGATGTCCACGACCGCGCCTGTGCCGCCGCCGGTGCCGCCGAAGGTCTGCGAGCCGGAGATGCCCGTGACCACGTTGACCCTGCGGCTGGTGCCCTGGCCCTGGACCCGGGCGAACTTGTTGCGCAGGGGCGAGTACACCGGGTAGATCAGCCGCGACGGGTTCACCAGGTCGTAAGGGACCAGGCCCTGCGTGGCCGCCGTCAGCGGGACGGTCAGGTTGATGTTCTTGCCCAGCTCGCCCAGCGCCTGCTCGACCTGCTGGAACAGCTGGGACATCCACGCGCCGTTGCCGCCGCCCGGTCCGTCCATGGCCGCCATGAACGAGCCGTACTGGTTCAAGAAGTTGGGGTTGAGCCCCTTCATGACCTTCTTGGGGTTCTGGAACGACTTCCGTACCGTCAACCGCAGGGCCTTAGTCGCGGCGAACGCCAGACGGAAGCCGTCCGGGTCCGAGTCGTCCATCGGCGCGATCCCGTGGACCCGCCGGTTGGACCGCTCGTCGAGGACACCCGCGCCGTAACCGGCGTAGCCTGCGCCCTTTACCGCCATGTGCATCTTGCTGCCGAGCGCGTCCTGTGCCGCGCCGAACCGGCCGATGTCGCCCAGGAGGTCGGAATCCGCAGAGTCCCGGGCATGAGTCGGCCGCGTGAGGGTGTTAGCCACCTTCAAGCTCCTTTACTTCGTAAGTAGCGTGGTGAGCATCTTGGTCGCGTTGAGCCGCAGACCAGGGTCACCAGACGCCGCAAGACCGTTCACGAATGCTAGGAACTCTGCGTCCTCGCTGCCGCCCTCGTCCGCACCGCCGGTGCCGATCGACTTGGCTACGAAGCTATCGCGGTCCACCGGACCGTCAAGGATGGGCAGGCCCCGGTAGGGGGCTTGTTCCGGGTCGGGGAGCGCGCCGAGCGCGGCGTTCTCCGCTGCTAGGGACTTGTTCAGGATCTCGGCCTTGGCCAGCTTCTTCCGAAGCTTGCGCTCGGCGTCGGTCTCGATTGACTTGGTTTGGCCGGGTGCCATCGCGAACGTGGGTCGCTGGCCGGGCTTGATGCCCGTCTGGCCCTCGGCCGCGGTGTAGTCCTGCAGGGACACGTTAATCGGGCACATGTCCGGCCATAGCGCGCGGACGGACTGGTGCAGCTGGGCCAGCGAGTTGATCGCCTGGCCGAACGCTGCGGTACCGGCGGTGGCCTGGCGGCCCTCGCCTGGGCTGGAGTTCGCGCGGCCCGACTGGATGTAGCCGCGCTGGAAGTCGCTAGCCGACACCGAGTGCACGGTAGCGTTCGGCAGCGAGGAGTGGCCGGACTCGCTACCGGCGGACAGGCTGGGCCGTCCGGCTGACTGGTAGCCGCGCCGGAACTGAGTCGGCTTGATGTTGGACTGCTGGGTTGGCTTGGTGTTGGGGAACAGCTCGGGGAACGCCTTCCTGGCGTCCAGGAGCGTGTCCGGCCCGATCGACTGCATCTCACCGATCGTCCGCAGCACGTCAGTGAAGTAGGCGGCCTCGTCGGCGCGGCCCTTGGTGATCGCCTCGATGGCGACGGACTGGATCTCCTGAACCGGCAGCGCGCTTACCACGTCGGTGACGCCGTACGCCTTGCGGACCAGCTTCCACTTGTGGCCGGGGCAGGTCAGGTCGTGCAGCCGCCGCATGCCGTCGCTGGGCGCAGACTTCGTGACGCCCCAGCTCGACCCGGGCACCCCGGTCTCGTCGCCGGGCTCGGTAGTCGAGTTCATCGACGCGTCGTGCTCGACGCCCTCGACCTGCGCGCCGTCCGGCTCGCGGTGCTTACCCGCTGGCTTCATGGTCTTGTCCTTGGCCGTGCCGTAACCGCTCTCGGCCGCGTCCCGGTCGGGCTTGCCCCGGACGCCTGCCGGAGTGTTACCGCCGTTGTCGCCCCGGGCCGCCGCCTGGAGCGCGTTCTTCTGGGCCTTGAGAGCCAGACGGAGCGACTTGGGGAGCTTCTGCTTCTTCTTGCTCCCGGACGTGCTCTTGTCGTCCCCGTCGCCCTCGGAGGAGCCGTCGTCGGCGTCGTCGTCCGAGTCGTCCCCGGCCGCGTCGGTGTCGGCGTCGTAGTCCGCGATCGTGCCGTCGTCGTCGCCCTCGTCGCCCGGGGCGTCATCGGCTGCGTCGGACTTGATAACGCCGGGCTTGGCGGTCTTCTTGACGAATCCGTTTTCGCAGTCCGGGCAGTCTCGGTGACCCTCGAGGATCTTGCCGTCTCCGTGGCAGGTCGGACAGGGCTTCATGCCGTCCGGGACCTTGACGGCCTTGAGCACCATGCCCTTGCCACCGCACTTCTCGCAGTCGCTGTCGGGGCCGCTGCACGCCGGGCACGGCTTCATCCGAGCCTTGTTAGATGGTTTGTTCTGGAGGCTGGGTGGCAGGTCGCTGTCTTCCATACCGAACTTTCGGTGAGCGATAGAGCGGATCCTCGACCGTACCGCCCCGGGGTCGTCAGCGTGGTGAGCCAGGCTGGCCGCGTCGGGAACGTCGGCGGGTCCCTTGATCGGGAACGTGTGATTAGGACCGGCGAAGTCGCCGGGCGGGACGTCGGAGACGTCGCGGCCGGAGGAGTCGACGATCTTCTTCTTTTTTCCCAGCGCCACGCGCGCCATGGGAGACAGGCTCACGGTTTTCGCCACCAGGCGCACCCCGCCGCCCTCGATCGACTTGGCGATCTCGAACGTTGTGTTCTTGTTGCTGCCCCGGTCGACCAGGCTGACCTCACCGATCGAGCCGCCGCAGATCGTCCCGCCGGGAGCGATCCGAGACTTGAACACAATCTGCGGGTCAAGAATCCCGATCGAGAAGTCCCGAAGGACCCCCTTCTCGACCAGGTTCTTGGCGTTGGTCTCGCAGACCAGCGCCTTGAGGTAGTGCCCGCCCTGGCCGTCCTTGTCGAGTTCAAGCGCCAGTCCCTTACCCGCAGGGTACAGGAACGGGCTGTGCTGAACACGCATGTTGCCGCCGGTCGAAAGCCACTTCTTCAGCTCTCGGGCCGACCAGCCAGGGTCGACGATCTGGTGATCGGCGTCAACGGTGCCGTCAGTGCACTTGCCGTACACTACCAGGTCTCCGTCTGGCGTCTTGTCGAACTTCAAGATTGGAAACGAGACGTGCTGAATGCGCAGATCCGTGGCCAACCGGTCACCTCCGATGTCTGGAGTAATCCTATCACGCGCCCGTGAGCTAGGCCACCTGGCAGGTAACCTCGATGACCACCGCATCCGTCTCGGTGATAAAAACGACCGGAGGGCCGGAGGTGGCCCCGGTGTAGACGGTCTGGTCGGTGTTGTCGATCGAGGAGTCCGAGCCCGCGATGTAGGCAACCGGCTGCTGGGTCGTGGCCACGTCCGCTCCTAAGGCTGGATAGACGGGTCCAGATAGAACTGGCCCCAGAACAGGTTCCGCTCGGACCCGGCCACGTCGTAGTCCATCCACAGGGCGTGGTAACCCTGGTACGGCGCTCCCAGCGGCAGCGTGGCGGCCGGATTGATCGTCAGAATCACCGAGGTCAGGAGCGAGCTGGACTGCACCGCCAGCTCGCCGCCGCCGCTCGGGATCGGGCTGGCGTCTCCGCCGTCCGAGGTCAGCAGGATCACCGGATCGGCGTCGGTCACGTTGGTCTTTACCACGTACGCGAACGTGTGCTCGGCCGGGGGGTACGGCACGATCCCGCCCGGCTGAAACATGTTGAATGACCACTGGGTGAACGACCCCCACGCCATCCGGAGGTCCCACTGCAGTGACGATACGCCTAGTGGCATGAGCCCAGTATACAGCAAGGCCCGGCACCGGTCACCCGGTCCGGGCCCTGGCTTGCCTGGCTACTGCATCTCGGCCTCGATCTTGTAGCCGTTCCTGACGTACTCGACGTAGCCCTCCTCGGTCAGGTTGTCCAGTTCCTCCCGGGTGAACCCGACGAGCCAGATGCCCGTGTCGGCGTCCACCTCCTCGACCGTCCGCGTCCAGGCGGTCGGATCCATCGCGGCATTGACGGCCTCAATCGCGCTTCCGATCGACCGGACGGGCAGGCCGCTTATGGTCTCGATTATCGCGACCTGAACCAGATTGATCTCTCGCATGTCTCGCTCCTCGCTTATTGAACGTCTGCCGCGCGCTTGGCCGCGCGGAACATGTAGCGGGTGATCGTCCAGCCGGTGAGCCGGGCTCCGGTCTCGTCTGTGTTCATACCACTATTAAACCACACAGAGTGACATCCGGACAAGCGGTTTATTTGATCGTATTTGGTCCGGTCAGGGCCGCCGCGTTACTGACGATCGCGGGCGGGGCGGCCTGCCAGGCGGGCAGCTTCTTGAACTGACGGATAGCCGCCGCCTGCTGCGCGGCCGGTACCCCGGTTACCCCCAGGTAGCTGAGAAAGTCGTCCCAGTCGCCCAGATCCCACGTAAGGGTCTTGATCCAGTCCTCGTTAGTGTCGTCGTTAGCCATGGATATCATCTCCTCCCTACCATTAAAACACGCTTATTGTCTCCCGGTCAAGTATTGCTGGTCGGCCCGACGGTTACCACGCCGGTGGCGTCCAGGCCCACCAGCTCGTACTCATTCAGGCATCCGAAGCCGGACCGGGGCCAGGACAGGATCGAGGTGACCGGCATGGACGACTTCAAGATCACGCTGGTCGAGCCGCCGTTTGCGAACGACTTGGCCGTTCCCGTGTTGACGGTCCACGACGACAGCGGCCGGAGCGGCGGGACCTCGATCTTGTCGCCGGACTTGATGCCCTTGGCCCAGTCCGGCAGCATGCCCGCATCCCATTTCATGCCACGGATGACGTTGACCCGAGTGATCCCGCGCTCCTTGAAATCCTCCTGCGTAAGCTCGTACTGGGCTCGGAGGAACGCTCGATAAGCTTCACCATGCTGGGCGTATGCCTCGTCGATCTCGTCTTGCTTTCCCGAATCCAGGGTCCATGGGGCTACGTGGCCGCGATCGAGCCCGAACTCGTCGATAGCGGCCTCCTGCGCGACCAGGGACTTGGTGCTGGTGTCGTTCGACGTACCGGCCCAGTTCTGTACCAGCTTGGCCGCCGCCCATTGCTTGATGTCGGCGGCGGTCAGCTGCTTGTCGTAGTCGGACAGCGGGTTGAGGGCGTTCTTCTTCGAGATCGTCAGCTCGTACCCGATGTTACTCTTCTTGAACGTGTACTTGTCCGGGTGCTCGGCCGCGTCCATCATCAGGTTGTAGTGTTCGGTGTCCTCGTTGCCGTCTCCGGCGAACGCGGCGGCCACCATCTTCTTGGGCTCGACCTGGATGCGCGCGGCCAGCCGGGAAGCTACCAGCTGCTTGTGAGCCACCGCGTCATTCGCGCTGTACGGATGGCCCGGCAGGTCCTCATTGAACAGCGCGTCACGGATCGCGGTGTGCGACTCGTCCTTGGAGTCCCACGCGCCCATCTCGTGGCTGGCCGGTGCCCCGGGCTCGGGCTTGGGCACCTTGGGCGCGTTGGTCGACGCGGCGGTAGGCTTGGGCACCTTGGGCTTGGACGGAACCGCCCCGGGCTTGGTGCTCAGCTCGGCTACGATCGCGGCAGCATCGAATTCGACCTTCTCCTGCTTCTGAGCACCCTGCATGTGCTCACCGATCAGGTTGTACACCTTGACGTTAGACGAGTTCAGGCTGGCGATGGTGGTATCGGCCATCGGCCCGGCCGGGGCGAACGTGCCGTCCGGCTGCTTTGCCTCGATCGTTACCTTGCCGTCGCCCTTGTACACCGCCCGCAGTCCGGCGTTTCGCAGTCCGGGCTTGCCCTCCGGGTGAGGCTCGATCGCGAACATCGAGTCCTTGCCGTCCGTGGTGACCACGTAAGCCCAGTTCCGGCCGTCCGGAGTGACTCCCACGTCGGTGTACGCGACCCCGGCCGTGGACCCTTCCGGCTTGCCCCCGCCCGGCTCGTCGGAGTTCTCAAGGGCGGCGGCCAGGTCCGCTAGGTGCTCGTCCGAGGTCTCGCCCGGGGCCGGGTGGGTGGCGGCGGCCGGGGCGGTCGGCTTGGGCTTGGCGGTGCCCAGCTTGGACGCCAGCTTGTCCTGCAGCTTGGCGCTGTGGCTAAGCTCCTCGTGGGCCTGGGCGTGGGTGATGTCGCCGTTCTTTACCGACGCCACCAGCTGGCTGACGTGCTTCGAGTCGTGACCAGGCAGGTAGTTCCCGCCCTTGGTCTTGGCTCCGCAGCCGTCGTGGCAGTGGCCCGGCTCGATCTTAGGCTTAGCCGGGGCCGGGTTCGGGTCGAACGTGTGGTTAGCGTGGGCGTCATAGTCCGCAGTGGAGTGGTAGAACGGGCTGACCGGGTGTCCGCTATTGTTCAGCTTTGTCTCTAGCTTACCCTGCAGCTTGGGCTTGCCGTGGAGCATGCCCAGCGCGGACTCGGCCGTGATGTGCCCGTCCTGCACCGCCTGGTGAAGGTGGCTCACGTGCTTGGCGTCGTGGCCGGGCAGGTAGTTGCCGCCCTTGGTCTTGCCGCCGCACCCGTCGTGGCAGTCGTTCGCGGCCGGGTCGATCAGCACGTAGCCGTGGTGGTAGGTGTACGCGGTACCGGCGATGTGGTGCCCGTGGAAGCTGTCCTTGATCAGCCGCGGGATCGCGTGCTTGTTCTTGGGGTCGCTGCCCTCGTGCACCTGGTCGAGGTGGGTCTCCTCCATGTCGTGCCGGTCGGCTGGCTCGATGTCACCGATCCACGCGGGGATCAGCTCGTCCAGCTCGTGGTACGCTAGCGCCCTATGGTGGCCGTCGACGTCGATGTAGTCGCCGTCCGGGTCGACCACCAAGACCGCCGGGTTTACGTGCTCGCCCGCCCGGATCTTGCGCTTGAACTCGTCGACCTTACCACGCTGGTGACTGGCCGCCCACTTGTCCATGTCGTCGTGGTCGACCTCGGCCCACGGCACCAGGTGCGGACCGCTCCAGGTCGCGTCCTTTACCCACTCGATCGAGTCGGGCGGGTAGTTCCGGAGCAGCTGCTGGTAGACCTGCTCACCGATGCTGGCCGCGCTCTTCTCGATCGGGTCGCCGGTGGCCTCCAGGGCTCGGCGGACGCGCTTGGGGTGGTCCCTCAGCTCGTCTCGGACCGCCGGGTTGTCCTTGAGTTCCGCAGGGTCCCACCACGCGACAGCTTCCGGGTTATCGTTACCTGGATCGTCCGGATTGGCACCCTTGGCACGGTCGAGGATAGGTACGTCGGACTCGGACCGTACCACCACCACGTGCCCGCGATACGGTCCCGTATCCCAAGTCGCAACAGCGTTTCCCTTTGGAACCGGCAGGCCAGTCTCTTCCGCCCATTCGCGCCTAGCGGCGTCCTCAACGCTCTCGCCGTCTTCAAGCCTGCCTCCTGGGAACTCCCACTTGCCACCGGCCGGATCGTCCTCGTCGTGCGCCCGCTGGATCATCAGCACGCGGCCGGTGTCCTTGGCCCGGACTGCCAGCCCGCCCGCCTCGAATTCAGCGGCGTCGGACTTAAACACGTTGCGCATCGGCTCGTAGCGGGGCACCACGGTCTTGGGCCATCCCGCCATCTTGGGCTGACGGGTGTCGCGGATCGGTCCGACGTTCAGCGCGCCACGGTTGATGACCACGGTGCGGGCCTTGCCCTCGGACACGCCGTCGACGCCGGTCAGGGCGGCCATCCTGCCAGCGTCGTACCGGACCAGGCTCTTGTATGGCTCGGGCAGCTGCATCGCCGCGTCTTCGAGATCGTCGGCCGACTCGACCTTAGACCCGGGCTTGAACTGCATCGGCATGACGTGGGGAGTATATATCGCCGCCCCGGACGGCCCCGTCTCGTGGTTGGCGGTGTAGAACCCGGCGGTGCGCCCGCCGGTCGACGTCCGGAAATCGCCGTTAACGAACTGGTCGGCGTAGTCGCTGGCCCCGCCGCCCTCGCTACCCGAGTGGCCGAGCCAGTCGCCAAACGCGTGGTAGTGGACCGGCCGATCCGGGTCGATCGGGTCGTGCCCCGGCTTGGCGTTAAAGCCCTGGATCTCCAGCATGCGCTTAAGCACCGGGTCCACGGGGTTGTGCTCGTTGTCGAGCGGCAGCTTGTCAAGCTCCTGCAGCTCGGCCAGGTGCGGTGCCCAGTCCTCGGGCTTGGTTAGCTTGGCCCCGCCGCCGCTGCCCGCGCCCGGCACGCCCACGAACACCCATCCGTGCTCGTAGCCGTGGGGTCCGACCTTGCCCAGCTCGTGCCGCTCGAAGTCCCGGTAGGTCAGGCCGGACGCCAGGTACTCCTCCAGGACCAGCGACTTGGCCACCGACATCGGCGCTACGGTGGTGGACTCGACCGGGAGTCGCTTGGGCAGGATCGCGCAGCGGCACTCGGGGTGGCCGGGCGGGAAGGTGTCGCCGGTGTCGTACACCTGGTCGATCGGGATGACGCCCTGATCGACGTTCAGCTTGCAGTGCGGGCACACCCGGTCGTCCTTTGCACTGCTCCACTTCTTGGCGTCCTGGTCGGCCTTCCTGTACTCCGCGACTGATGCCTGCGTGGTAGCGCGGGCAAGCTCGGTACCGGCGACCATGAGGGCGCGCTGCGGGTTCGACAGGATCTGCTTGATGTCGGCGGCGATCGTGTCGGCGGAGTCGCCGTCCTCGAATCCCTCGGCCAGGGCGTTGGCCAGGTCGGTCATCCGGGTCTGGGTTACTGACTTGATCGTCTGGATGCCGTAGTCGTCGAGTAGCTGCTGAAGGCCGTTACCGGCGACCAGGCGGGCCGCCGCCGCGTCGCCCGGGGTCCACTCGTCCCAGAACGTCGAGTCGTAGGCGGAGCTTAGCTGCTCCCTGGCGGCCTCTCGGCCGACCGCGAATCCCTCGGCCCACAGGTTGCCAAGAACCTGCTGCACCACGTCCTGGATCGCCTGATCGAACCCACGAGAGGTCAGCCAGCTCCACGCCTGCTGAGCGAGGTTCGACAGTGCGCCCTTGTTCGCCGTGGCAGTGCGGCTCTGCAGCCAGTCCTCGGCCATGTTCGAGTGCAGGGCCGCCAGACCGGCGGACAGCCGGTCGGCGTACAGGTCCTTGAGCTGTAGGTCGTACCGCCACCCGGCCCAGTCACGAGGGTAGGCCGTCGTAGGCCGCCCAGCTTTTGGGAGCACCGCCGCCCGCGACTTCTGGTTCTGGTCGACCGTAGCGCCGTTGTCGTGCTGGTGACCGTCGTGCGCGGCCTCACCACGCGGGCAGTAGCGGCAGTTGCCGTCGCCGTCGTCGGTGAAGTCGTGCGGTCCGCTGCGATAGGACTGCTGGATAGGCTGCTCGCCCCGGTGCTGCCGCTGTCTCCCCACCGACGTGGTAAGCCCGCCCTGGCCGCCCATGAGGTCGTACGGGGCCAGGCCCTGCTGTCCGTCCTGCGAGTCCAGCGGCACGGTCGTGGACAGCACCTTCTCGATCCGGCCTGCGATCGTCGGCGGGCCGAAGCATCCGATCACGAACTGGCGGGTGACGCGGTAAGCGTCGTCCGCGTCCAGCGACTTGAGCAGCTCGCCGTAGTGCTCGACCACCGGCTCGGGCAGGTGCCTCGACTGCCAGTCCTCGACCCGGGTGCCCTTCTTCACCTTGCGCCGCAGCGCGTCCAGCTCAGACAGCATCGCTTTGGTCGAGGGCCGCGCTGGCTGGTTCTGCTCCGAGCCGGGCAGCTCGTCGCTGGCGGACGGCGGCCGGACCGGCGGTGCCAGCGGCTTGCCTGCAGCGAAGTCCTCGTGCATCTGCTGCTGGACCTGGGCGTGGGCTTCCTGGGCGGACTGCCGCGCCTGACCCACCTTATCGTCGGGGTGCAGCTTGGGCGGCGGTGCCGGATGCTGGGGATCGGTGCCCGGGTCGCCCGGCTTGAGCGGCTTACCGAACGCGTCGGCAGGCCCGGCAGGCGGCCCGCCGGGTGCCGTGCCCGGCGGGCCGCCTGGCTTGGGAGCGCCAGCCGCGCCCGGTGGTGTCGTCCCGGGCTTCGGAGGGGTCGCGGAGCCACTCGGGAGCGCCGGGCGGCCAGCCGCACCGGGAACTTGCGGAGGGCCGCCCGGAGCGCCTCCGCCGGGCGGCGGGGGTGCGCCGATCGCGGCCGGGGGCGGGGTGCCCATCGGCTTGCCGGTGGTGGGGTCGATCGAGCCCAGCGGGACCATGCCCGCAGTCGGTGAGACGAACACGGGGTCGGAGGTGATCGGCAGTCCGTACGGGGGCTTGCCGAGGGCGATGCGGCACTCGTCGATCGGGGCCAGGCCGTTCGACAGCATCTTGACCAGGCGGTCGACGAGGGAGTCCTCGTCCTCGTCCTCCTCCAGGCCCTCGAACATGAACCGCATGTCCTCTTGCTTCCAGATCACCTGGATTAGGACATTGAAGATGTCGGTCAGGAACGACAAGGTTGGCTTGGTCGACTTGCGCTGCTGCTTGTCCTGGCTGGCCTTGGCCATCTGGTTCGACGCACCAGGCGACTGGGTGGCGCTGACCTTGGGCGAGATGCCAAGCTCCATCGGCTCGACGTCGTAGCCCATGCAGATCTGCGTCATGATCACCTCGTCCGACTGGTCCGCGATCTCGATGGGCTTCATCGGGAACACCTTGGAGCCAGGCGGAAGGGCGATGCTCTTGTGCTTCCAGGCGGGGTCGCCAGCCAGGGCGTTGTTCTGGTCCTGCCAGATCTGCAGCTGGTTCGGCGTCCAGCCTAGGTTCTCGCCGGGGCTGATGTAGTTGCCCGGGATCGTGCCCTCGTCGAAGAAGTCCATCTGAAACTGCTGCTTGCGCAGTCCGGTGATGGTCGGGATCAAGGTGCGTTCGAGGGGCGGGAAGCCGTACGGGGTCCACGCGCGCTGCGTGTAGGGAAGGTACAGCAGCTGGTCGCCCCGGTACTCCTTGGCGGGCTTGCCCAGCTCCTTGATGACGTCCTGGTCGGTGCCGTCGAGGATCTGCATCAGGTCGACCCTAGGGACGCCGTAAAGGTACTGCTGGTAGCCGGGCGACGGCGGGGCCACCCGGCCGCCGCGCGTGTTAACCAGAGGGCGGATCGTGCTGCCGCTGATGACCTCCAGCGCGGCCACGTCGCTGCCGAAGGGTCCTGCGCCCTTCTTCTTCGTGGGGTGCACGTACAGCGAGGTCGCGTCGGTTACCAGCATCTCCTCGACGATGGCGTCGATGTAGCTGCCGAAGCTGATGTAGTCGGGGTCGGGCCGCTTGAAGAACCGCACCACCTCGGCACGCCGCTCGGCAAAGTCGCGGTGCGCCGCCACGTCGCCGCGCATCTTCTTCTCGGCTTCCTTGGTGGGCATGATGTCCCACTCAAGGCCGCGAATCTCGTTCTTTCGGAGCTGGATGCACGCGCGGGCGACCGAGTAGATGTCGGCGTACATCCGCAGCGTGCCGAACGACGCGAGCTTGAAGCCCTCCGAGCCGGGCACGCCTACCGGCATGTTCCAGCCGACCGGCATCTCGCGCTGCCTCGGGCCGGGCCGCTCGTCGTCGCCGTCCGGAACGTTGATCGGCACCGTCTCGATCGGCGTCAGCGGCGTGAACGTACCGGCCAGGAACTGCATCGGGTCGCGAGGGAGTGGGGCGGCCAGGTTGTGACCGTACAGCATCTGCTGGTAGGTCGACACGGCCGGGCTCATCACCGACACCCCGCCGACCTGCTTGCGAACCTCGTTCCGCATCTTGGCGCGCTTCATCGCCGCTACCACGCGGGTGGGATCAGTTGCCACCGTCACCTCGTCCGCTCGTCGCCGCGTCAATGTGGGCCATGAGACGCTGCTCCAAGGATACCAGCTCGGTGGAGACGTGTCGACGCATGCGCTCGTCGCGCCTGTCCATGTGCGGCCCGTGGTGCTTGTTCCACCAGGCCAGTAGGCGCTTGCCCACCGAGTCCCGGAAGTACCAGACCACGAACCCGCCGAGCGCCAGGTCCTCGTACGTCGCGATCGTGTTCGACCACGTTCCGCCCTCCGGCCAGGCGAAGTACAGGCGGAACGTGGCGAACCTGCTGCCGAGCAGGGACAGCGCCGCGACGACCAGCGCCACGGTGAGGGCGATCAGGTCGTCGCGCCTAGCCCTGGCCAGGTCCCTCGGAGACAGTCGCATCCGGCGAGTCTACCGTGCCATGTCGCGCCACCTCAATGAGGGCCTCCAGCCGGTGCACCGCCTGGGCGACGTGCTCGCGGCACGGGTGCCGCCGCAGCGCGTTACGGACGCCGACCAGGCCGTCTCTCCCGGTCAGCGTCGAGATCAGCAGCGATATGTCCTCGTCGAGGTCGTCGACCCGGATGAACGAGGACTCGTCGGGGTCGCCCTGGTCCTCGAACAGGACGCCGGTCCAGTCGACCTCCCGAGCTGGCCAGAACTCGACAACGGCCGGGGTGCCGTTCGGGTGGAACTCAAGCCGCTTCACCCGGGGGCACGCTCGGGCGTGGTACCCGCCGCAGTGCATGCAGGTGTTGCCGTCGAGCTGCTCGATCTCCTCCTCGGTCAGCGACCGCTGCAGGCGTCGCTCCATCTCGCGACGGCGGGACAGGTCCTGGAGGATCCGCATGTTCTGGATCGCCTGCTCGCGGTCGCTGCCGAGCGACCTTACCGGCGTGCTCACCAGGGGAAGCCCATGAGCATGACCAGCTTGGCGGTGCCGAGCACGCACAGCCCGGAGAAGCACAGGAAGAACAGCAGCACGCTGAACAGGCCGAACGCCCTGGCCAGCTTGAACAGCGGCAGCTGCTCGACGGTGCGGTCCGGCGGCGGCCCCACGGGCTCGGGCCGTCCGAAGGTCTTAGGCTGCATCTCGATCCGCCGGAATCGCTGGGTCGGCGCGCCTGGGTCGGTCACGTCACTGCCTCTCGTCTAGGGCGACGGCCCCGGCCCTCCGCCCGAGGGATAGGAGGAGCCAGGTAGCCGGGGCCGCCTGCCCCGTAGGCTACCAGCGGGCTTGTCACGGAGTCAAGAGACACAGACAGGCCCGGCACCCCGCGTGGCGGGGGCCGGGCCGGAGTCGGTTCCTACTTGGCGTCGGCTGGGGCCGGGGCCGCGTCCTTGGCGGCGGCCTTGGCCTGCTTGGCGGCGGCGGCCTTGTCGGCCCTGGCCTGCGCGTTGTCCAGCGCGCGGGTGGTCTTGGCCTTCAGCGGCTCGGAGATCTTGGCGGCGGCCTTGATCGCCTCGTCCCGGGAGGTCTCGCCCTTGCCGACCAGCGCGACCAGGTTGCTGACCATCCGGGCGTCGTGGCCCTGGCGGAACAGCGAGCCCTTGCCGGTGACCTGGCCGCAGCCGCACTGGCACTGGACCGGGACCAGCTCGGGCTTGGGGGTCTTGGCGGGCTTCTCGGTCTTGGCGGGCTTAGTAGCCATCGCGGTCTCCTCAGTGTCAGTGCTGCTGCAGTATTCCTCGTGCTCCTCGCCCTCGGGGGCGAAGCACTCGTCGCAAGTATCGGCGACGCTGACCCCGGCCGCGATGCGGTCGGCGTCGGTGACCGGGCGAGCCCAGAACCGGCTAGCGACGCCGCCGAACCAGAACTCGCCGCCGACGATCCCGTCCACCACGTACTTGACGTGCAGGCCGTCGCGGTCGGTACTGATCAGGGCCAGCTTGCCCTCGGCCAGAGGCGACTTGCGGTCGCGGCCCAGCAGGACCAACTGGTCGGCGTGACCGTGGTCCTTGTGGGTGCCCCAAGTCGGCTCGGTCGCGGTGGTGGTGGTCTCGCTCATCTCGGGCTCCTCTCGGCGGGCGGAACGCCCGCCCTGTAATTCCAATTAAACCATGGCCCGTGACTCCTTGACAAGTCCATTCGACATATCCGTGCGAACCAAGATCGTAGCACACGCTTTGCTTCTCTCGCGTACGCACGAGCCCGCGAACGGGGGTTGTCACGGTGTCAATTAGTGTGGTTTACTGGTGGTGCGGGGCCGGACCGGCCGGCCCGACCGCCACAGGAGGAACACACGATGGCTAAGATCACCGAGGCCCAGGGCACCACCTCTCGCCTGGACACCATCCGCGCGCTGCTGGCCAAGGCTGAGGGTGCCTCGACCGACCCGGAGCGGGACGCCTACACCGCTAAGGCGGCCGAGCTGATCGCAAAGTATGGCGTAGACGAGGCCATGCTGAACGGATCGAAGAACGACAGCGGCCAGGTAGTGGACGTCGTGGTGTGGGTCGTCCGGCCGTTCGGGGACCGCATGCAGGACCTGCTCCGGGGGATCGCCGTGGAGATGGGCGCGCAGACGCGCCAGGTCAAGCAGCATACCGGCAACTACCAGGTCGGCCAGCTCAAGTGGCAGCACGGCCTGCGGGTGTTCGCGTTCAAGTCCGACCTTAATCGCATCGAGGTCATGTACACGTCGCTGCGGAACCAGGCCCTGGCCGGGGCCAGCCGGATCAAGGGCGAGCACAAGTTCGGGCAGGACCAGAAGGCCCACCGCGAGTCGTACCTGGACGGGTTCGTCTGCGCCGTCCTCGGCCGCATCTCCAGGGCCGAGGAGGCGGCCAGGCAGGCGGCCGAGGCCGAGCGCGAGATGCGCGACGAGCAGCGTCTGCTGTCCGGCGACCTGACCGTCAGCCGCTCGGTCGAGCTGGTCCTGGCGGACCGCAGGTCGGTGGTCCGGAACACCATGACGATGGCCCTGTACGGAAAGTCGGCGGCCGAGCTGGACGCCAACGCCGCAGCCAGCCGGGAGCGGTGGGCCGAGATGGGCCGGCGGGCCGAGGAGCGGCGGCAGGCCCGGATCGCGGAGCACGCGAGCTGCAAGAAGTGCCACGCGGCCAAGTCTGGCTACTGCGCCGATCACCGCGACATGAGGCCGTCCCAGGCCAGCTACCGCTCGTACGAGCGGGTCGGCAACCAGTTCGAGGCAGGTTACGTCGACGGCCGGAACGCCGACCTCGGCCCGTCCGGCAAGCAGGTCGCCCAGAACGGCCCGGCCGGAATCGAGGGATGATGCGATTCTCTGGTCGCTCGTGTTCTTTGCCCTGCTCGACGCGCTTACCACGCTGGTGGCGGCGCTGCTGCGGTTGACCGCGCCGAGCTGATCCGTGTAGGATCGGGGTCTGCTCGACACGCTGGGCCATCCGCGAACAGGTCGCTTGGTCGACCGTAGTAGCCCGACAACCCACCTTGCGGCAGTTAGTGACGAGGCCAGGTCCTGGCATCAAAACCAGGGTAGCCTGGCCTCGTCCGTGTCTCGGGGAGGTCGCGTTGTCGTGGAGATGCGAGCAGTGGGGGCATAAGATGTCGCCGCGGTCGCCCTGGGTCCAGCTCAACCGGCACCAGTGCCAGCGCAGCCGGTGCTGCCGACGCTGCAAGGCGATGGACCTGATCGACGTCCGGCCGCACCGGCGGCGCTGGCTCCGGCCCAACGAGTGCCGCCGGTGCGGCGCGTTCCTGCCGCTACCGGAGGAGCGCCGCGAGTAGCGCTGGGTCGATCGGCTCGCGGCAGTGCGGGCAGCTCGGCCGGTCCTTCATCAGCAGACTCCCTCGGTTGCAGCGAGGGCACTCGTAGGGCGGGTTGTACAGCTGGGTCCAGTCGGCGTTCTGGGTCAGCTCGGTCATTCCCCAGACCAGGGCGTCGAGGCGGTCCGGCGACTCCCGGTCGAGCGGCGTCCACGAGCATAGCTGGTCCTCCAGGATCGGGAACGTGCCGACGTGGTGCGCCCGGCCCTGCTCGTAGATCGCGGAGATCGGCTCGGCTCGCACCGCCTTACCACGGCTGGCCGTCACGGTCCGGTACGGCACGTTCTCGTCGATCGTCCGCAGCAGCTCCTCGATGAAGTCGCCGCCGTTGTTGGCCTCACCGATGATCCGGTCGGCCTCGTGCTCGTAGTACGCCTTCACCGCGCACCGCATCGCCGCGCCCGGGGTCATCCGGCCGGACAGGTCCTCCAGCAGGTACACCTGGCCGTCCGCGCCGAGCGCCACGACCATGATGCCGAACTCGGCCGAGCTGTTCTTGCTCGTGGTCGACGGGTCCATCGCGACCACCACGCGCTGCAGCGGCGGCAGCACGGGCTTGCCGGTGCGGATGTCGATCGGGGGCCGCAGCCGCTGGTCGTCGAGCCAGGCCCGCCTCCACAGCGCGCCCTCGACGTCCGCGATAAGCTCGCCTTCAAGTTCCTGGCGGCCGATCCGGGTGCCGCCGTACCGCCGGTACAGCTCCTTCAGGGCGACCTCGGACAGGTTGGCCTGGTTCTCCAGCGTCGAGCCCTGCGTGATGTGCACCGACCCGTCCGTGCGCCCGGCCAGCTCGCGCAGGAGCGGCGTGCCGCGGGGGGTCGTCGTGACCAGCATCCGGGGCTTCTCACCGATGCGGAGGGCGGGCATCAGGCCCTCGTGCCAGGTCGCCTCATAGCGCCACGACGCAAGCTCGTCGGCCCAGCCGCCCCACAGGTTCGAGCCTCGAACTCGGTCGGGCCTGTCCGCACTGAACCCGTAGATCACCGAGCCGTTGACCAGCTCGATCTCCAGGTCGTTCCGCCGGTAGTTCGACAGCTCTTCCTTGCGGATCGCGCGGAGCAGGCCCGAGCTGCCCTCGATGCACACCCGCCTGGTGTCGCTGAACGTCGGGGCGATCACGCACCAGGCCGAGTTCGGGTACTTGAGCGCCTGCTCCGACAGCCAGCTCGCGCCCACCCACGTCTTGCCGAAGCCGCGTCCCGACATCAGCAGCCAGGTGGACCAGTCGAGGTCGGGCTGGAACCCGTCCCTGTGGCACTGGCACGCGGCCATGTGGAACTGCTCGCCGTTCTTGCCGACAATCGTCTGCGCGAACCCGTGGCGAGGGTCGTCCGGCGGCAGCTGCTTGTACCTGGCGTGCTTGCGCCAGTCGCGCATGCGCTGCCGCGCCCTGGCCGCAGCCAGCTCGCGCCTAAGCTTCTTCTTCTTTCCTACCGGCCACGACTCCCACCCTGCCGGCAGGCCGTACTGATCGAGCTTAGCTGCAGCGGCCGTGGCCACGTGCTACCTGTACACGACTTGGGTCGTGGTGGGCTGGACGTGCGTGCCCACGGTCATCGGCAGGATCAGCGCGAACATCAGCACGCCCTGCCGGACCCCGATGCAGACCGCCTCCAGCCACGATACTTTCTCGCGGTTCACGACGGTACCTCCCCGAGCCTCTCGCCCTCGACCGCCTGCTCCTGCTCCCACGGTCGCCACGGGTTCCGGCCGCGAGGAGCGCGGATCTCGCCCACGCGGAAGTCGAACCCTGCGACGTAGAACGTGAACTCGGCCGTGATCACCTCGCCCAGCTGGTCGATCACCATCGCGTCACCGAGGTAGACCGGCTCGCCGTCTTCGGTGGCGAACATCCGCAACCGCGCCGTCACGGTGCCGTCCGCGGTAGCTCCGATCCGCACTTCCGCGTTGGTCACGGTCGGGATCAGCTCGCCCGTCACCGCGTCCTTCACCGCCACCGCCCATCCCGGCATCGGCCTGCTGTCGAGCCGCGACACCAGCGGTACCTCTATCCGCACCGTCCGCTTCTGAATCTCTGTCTCGCTCATCTCGATCTCCTAACGCAATCTGGGCCTGGTCGCCCGCAGGCACCACACAAGCTGCTTTCCTGTGCACACCTGGCACACGCCATTCGGGCTCGGGTTGCTGCCGCGTCTCGCGCACACGCACGGGAGCAGGACCAGGGCGTCAGTCGCGTGTGTCTTCTCCATCGTCGCCGTAGGGGTCATCGTCGGGTGCCTCCAGCCAGTACCGGCCGATCGCCTTCATCCGCTCCCAGCAGGCGAGGACGACCCTTACCCACAGCCGGTACCTTACCACGGGGGTTGTCACGCTGACAATGGAGGCTGGTAGTTGAACTGACGCTGACCGGCCCGGTTCAAACGTCCCGAGTCGACGTACACCAACTCAGTAAGCGTGCCGAACGGTGCTTGGCCGGGCCGGCCTGGCGACCTGGTGCCGCGCCTCCACTCGGTGCACGCCTTGAGCACGGTTATCGTGCTTCCGTCGTCGGCCCCGCCGACCAGCTCCACCACGTCCTGCCCCGGATTGTCCACTACTTGCTCGCCTTCATCGACTCGGGGTGCGCCTCCAGCACCACCGCGTTGCCCGTCTCGGTCATCTCCTGAACGAGCTGCCTGATCTCCTCGTCCACCGACTCGTCTTCCTTGTCCGCCTTCTCCGGCATCGCGTCGAGGCCGTTGAGCTTGGCTCGCCTGGTGTACACCGCGAGCAGGACGTTGACCACCCGCAGGATCGGGTCGTGGTCCACGATCTCCTCCAGCTTCGGCACCATCTTGCCGTCGCTGTCGAACATCACCTGGCCCGAGTCGTCCGTCATCCACCCCACGAACCTGGTAACCACCCGGCCCTGCTGGATCACGATGTGCTCGGCCACCAGCACCTTGAGCAGGTCCTGCTCTCGCTCGTCCAGCTTCAGGTTCTCGATCGCCCTGAGACTGTCCACGTGGGGTGACGGGTACTTGTCGAGGTAGTCCTGCACCGCCCCGAACGCGGCACCCGGGCCGCTGTACCCCACCTCGTCCGCGATCTGCTGCCAGGTCTTCCCGCGGACCCGCAAGCTTACCGCTTTCTCTCTCTTTTCTTTTGCCGTCACGCGTCGGCTTACCGACTCCGGGTCGTACCTCACGGGTAGCACCCCGGCTCGGGCGTCAGCGCGCCGTCCGCTCCGTACTGCCTTACCACGGTCTCCGTCCTAGGTTCCTGCGGTATCTCCATCGCCCTCCTGCCCGGTGCACTCGCCGTCGCAGCCGCACTCCCGCTTGTCCGCGTCGTCTGTGAGCAGTCTACACCCGCACTCCCCCGAGCACATCCACGGCCAGCCTAGCCCAAGCTCCTCCATCAGCTCGGCCATTCGCTGCATGAACCCGCTGCCGTGCGGCCGGCCCGGCGTGCACCCCAGGTACTCGAACTCTTGCCTGGTTATCCGGCCCAGCAGCTCCGCGCAGTACCTCCCGCACTCGTCCGTGGTCATCGCGGCCATGTTCCTGTCCCAGCCCACGTTCGCCACCCCGCCGCACCGCTCGCACCGGAACGACCAGTTGAAGTCAATTACGGGCAGGAGCCGGAGCGCGTGAGCTCCGCACCCCGGCTCGAACCCCGTTGCGTGTACTCTCAATCGATCCTGATCCTCGTCACGTCGACGTGCTCCGGCCGCGTGCACTCTCCCTTGCGGTTGAAGCACTTGGAGGTCTTGGTCTGGACTGAGAACCTCTTCCGGCCGTCCCTCACCACGTCCGTGGTGATATTGACCACCCGGTAGTCGTGGGTGTGCTTGACCGTGTTCTCGGGCGGGCCGGCCTTCTCGCTCCGCCGCTCCCCTGCGCCCTTCTTGCCCTGCGTGCAGCTCCCAGGTCCCCTGCCGCCGATGCACGGCTGCATCTGGCACTGGTCGCAGTAACCTCTCCTGCCCACTCAGACCTCCTCGGTACGGTTAACCACAACTTCAGTAAGCCACGCCGTGTGTCTTCGTGTCAAACCATTCACGGCCGGGCCGCTTACCACGTGGGTAGCGGCCCGGCCGTCCCGGTCCTGCCTAGCTGCAGGCGTTGACCCCGGTGATGTCGCCGGTCTGGCCGGACGCGGCGTCCGCCCACTGCTCGCAGGTGTTCGGCGCGCTGTACGTCCAGGACCAGTTCGTCAGGTTCGGCGTGCTGATCACCGTGCCGCTGGCGAAGAACAGGCTCACCCAGTCGGTCGTGCTCGGGGTGTCGCCCGTCACCGTGCCGGGCACCGCCGCCGTGGGGCTGCCCGAGCTGGCGTAGAACTCCACGTCGCTGCCGCCGGTGAACGTTCCGTCGACCACTCCGCTGATCGGCGTGCCCTTGCTCGGGGAGTCCGCCCCGCTGACCGTCTGGAACGTGCCCGAGTCCGCGATCGTGCCCGTGTAGAACCAGCAGGCTGCCGCGCCGCTGCCGCAGTCGGCGGCCGGGGCCGCGCCGTGCCGCGTTACCGACACCGTTCGCGTGTACGCGTCCTTGGCCCAGTTCCCGTTGTCGCCGCTGTCGTCGCGGTCCGACACCGCAGTCGTCGCGGTCGCTGCCACCGGCTCGTACGAGGCCCCGGCGGGACCCTGCGGCCCGGTCGCGCCCTTGGGTCCCTGCGGCCCGGTCGCCCCGGTCGCGCCCTTTGCCCCGGTCGCGCCGGTAGCGCCCTTCGGCCCCACCGCGCCAGTGAACGTCTTGTACTTGGCCGGGCAGGTGTTGTGCACCGCCAGCACGCTGCCGCCCGCGTTGTAGCACAGCTTGTTCGGCGCAGGAGTGGCCGCCGTCGACGTCGCCGCCACCGCCACCCCTCCGGCCAGGGTCAGCGCGGCGACCGCCGCGATGACCAGCGCGGAGACCCGCGCCCTCGTCGTCTTGAACACTGTTTCTCCTTGGTTGTTGTTAACCGACCTGGCTCGCCGCCAGGAAGTCCTACTGCTGGACCGGCTGCGGACCGGTGGGCGGCGGCTCGGCCGGCTGGGCCATCGTCGGCCGCAGGTCGCTCACCGGGACCGGCGGCAGCTCGGCCTGGCCCGGCCTCAGCAGGCTGGCCAGGGTCTCCGAACTCGGCTTTAGCTTGGCGAACTCCTCGCCCGGGAGCACCAGGACGTGCACGTCGATCAGGCCGTGCCACCCCAGCAGCTCGTTGATCGACCGCTGGTAGTTCGAGATCTGGTCCGAGTTCAGCCACGGCGGCACCCGCACCGCCAGCACCTCGCCCGGCCTCACCACCATCACCGCCGCCTCCAGCGCGGCCAGGATCTGGTCCATCGTCGGGCCGAGCCTGGGCGGGTCGGCCTGCACGCGCTCGGCCGGGCTGACCTCCTTCGGCTGCCGGTCCTTGCGCTGCTGCTCCAGCATCAGCTCGAACCGCGCCCACTGCTCCGGCGTCATCGTGTCCGCGAACTCGCGCTCGGCCTCGGTCAGCTCGTCCGGCACCGGGTGCATCGCCGCGTCAGCCAGCTCCCTGGCCGGCCGGTCGTCGTTCTCGCTCATCTTTCAAGCTCCTTATCTCGGCTGTAGCCCGCCGGGCATGAACCCGGCCGGGGTCGCGGCCACCAGGCCGCTTTGCCTTGCGTTCGGCTGGTTGTTCGAGAAGCACAGCATGCACAGCGTGTTGCCGTTTACGAACATGTCCGCTGGCCGGATCGCGGGCACGAACGGCGGCACCTGGTCACCGAGCTGGTCCAGCATCCCCGGGTTCCGGCTCACCATCTCGCCCAGCGCGATCGCCTGCTCCATCAGCTGGCCGAACTCCTCGGACGCCGGGTCCTTTCCCGCCGCCTTGAGCTGCCCCGCGATCTCGATCACGGCCTTCCTGTGGTTGTCCGCGCACATCACGCACGCGGGCCGCCACGGCTGCAGCATCGCCAGCGGGTTGAAGCCTGGGCCGAGGTCGTCCTCGGGCTCGCCGTCCGCGTCCTTCGGCGGCGTCACCTGGTCGCCCACGCGAACACCCTCACGAACCCGACCACGGCCACGCACGCCATCGCGATCACGGACGCCTGCGGCCCGTTGGCCGCGGCCACGATCAGCCCGGCCGCCGCCGCTGACGTCACGAGGTCCCGCACCCGCAGCACCATCGCCGTACCTCCTCTGCTTACCTCGACTAGCCTTGCCCATCAGTGAACCACGTTCCTTGTCACGGTGTCAATTGGTTACGAGCCGCTCGACCCGAACCCGGCCTGGCCCCGCTCGCCCTCGGGCAGGTCCAGGCCCTTGGGCAGCGTGACCACCTCGACCTGCTCCATCAGGTTGGGCAGCACGATCAGCTGGCCCATCCGCGTGCCTGCGGGCAGGTGCAGCCGCTCGGCGTAGTCCTCGCTGGTGACCGGACGGAACAGCATCACGAACAGCTCGCCGCGCCACGTCTCGTCGATGATGCCGGGCATCACGATCACTTGGTGCTTGGCCCACGTCGACGACCGTCCCGTGATCCAGCCGAAGGTGTTGGGGGGCAGCGCGACCGCCACCCCCGTGGCAGCGTTCACGGTGTCGCCCAGGTCCATCACCACGTCCTCGGTCAGGGCCAGGTCGAGCCCGCAGTCGTGGGGGTAACTGGGCGGGCTGAACGCGGGGAACGGCTGGTCGTCCAGCCGCTTGGCCAGCAGCTTGTCCGTCCGCGACGTCCGCACCGCGTTGGCCAGGTTCTCCTGCATCGACCTGAGGCCGATCCGCCTGGGCAGCGGCGGGGCCTCCAGCGGCCCGTCTGGCACCGAGCTGCCCGGCTGGAAGGCCGCAACCAGATCGGCCAGCCGCTTCTGCTGCTCTGGGGTCGGGTTCTCCAGGCTCATGCGAGCTTGCCTCCGTTCGCGCGGACGTAGCGCGCCATCCGCGCGTACGTCTCAAGGTCCTTCCAGGTGTCGTCCCCGGGCTGGTTGCCGTTCTCCCACGCGCTGAACAGCCGGGCGGCCTTGCCCAGGGCGTAGTGGGACAGGGCCAGCTCCTGGCCGACCACGGCCGGGTCGGCGGTGCCGCCCTTGGGCAGCATCCGGGCCTGGGCCGCGCCCATCACGGCCAGGTCGGACGAGCCGTACTCCGCCAGCTTGTCCAGCATGTCCTTGAGGTCCGCCTCGAACTGGGCGCGCATCCAGACCTCGATCGGGCTGGCCGAGGAGGCGGCGATGCCCCGGGCGACGTCCAGGGAGCTGATCGGGACGGCCTTGCCGTTGGCGTCGTGCGTGTACGAGGTGCGGTTGGAGAAGCGCACGCCGCAGACCTGGCACTGATCGCCGGGCTGTGGCTCCTCGCTGGTCCAGACGTGACCGTTGGCGTCGGTGTACGTCTGCGGGTAACCGGGCTGAGTCACGTCACATTCCCTTGCGTAGGTCGATCACGGAGTCGGGGCCGGTGCCGACCAGCTCGACCAGCGCGCCGATGTCGCGCGAGATCTTGGTGATCAGCGAGTAGTACCGGGCCGCGTCGGCGTCCTCGGTAAGGTTGCCGATGTCGGTCATGCCGCGCAGGGCCGGGATCACGTGGTCGGCCATGGTGAGGGCCGCCCGGACCGGGCCGGGTCCGCCGTTCGGGTGCATCCCGTTGGCCACCATCGCCGCGCGGGCCTGCGGCCCGTTCCAGAGGCCGACCCGGCGGATCTTGCGGGTCACGGTGGTAAGCTCGGGCTCCAGTCCCAGCTCCTCCCACGTCACCTCGTTGGTGAGGGGACCGGAGTCGCCCGCCACCCGGATCGGGTAAGTGCGGAACACCACCCACACCTCCAGCTGCTCGGGCTCGACCACCCACGGCGACAGACCGGCCATGGACAGGAAGTCGATCGCGGTGCAGTCTGAGGTGGTGCACTTCGGATAGTGTCCCGCGTGAGTGCCCAGCAGGTGCCCCTGGGTTCCCTCGATCAGCACGTCGCCGCCGTCGCGGGTCCACTGGGCCGCGATGTCCGCCACCGAGTGAGTGACGTGCACGTAGTTCTCCGCGCCGATGTCGAGGGAGTACCCGCTGGAGAGCTGGCCGATGATCCTGGCACCTCGCATGGCGCGGTCCGCGCGGGCCGCCCCGACGCCCTTGCCGGTCGAGCCGATCCGTCCCACGAGCTGCTCGGCCGCCTCCGCCTGGGCGTGGTGGGGCTCCAGTACGGTGGCCTGGTGGTCGACGATCAGCCGCTGGCTGACGTGGTACCCGGCGGCGTCTAGAAGGCGCAGCTCGCGGCTGAGGATGGCCAGGTCGACCTCGGACCCGGCCGCGATCGCGAGCGTCTCCGTCTGGTTCGAGACCGCCGCGACGGGCACCTGCTGCAGCCGCCACGGGTGAGCGTCAGAAGCGTGATGGCCAGGACTGAGCGGACTGCCCGCGTGGAACGCCATAAGAGCGGCGTCGCCCAGATTGGCGGCCGAGTCCTCGCAGTCGGGCGGGCACCGGCCGATGACGGTGTGCCCGGCGTTGGGTCCGGCCACCCGGATCGACAGGCCCCGGCGGTGCTCGCGGGCGAGGAACGCGGCGATCGCGCCCTTGCCCTCCGACCCGGCCTGCCCGCCGACTACCACTTGCAGTTGCGACACGCTAGTACCTCCAGGTTGAGATGACCCTACCGGCCTGCTGACGGCGGACCCGGTAGACCGGGTACCACAACCCGCAGGTGGACAGCATCATCAGGCAATGAAACGCGAACTCCGGCCCGGACATGCCGGACCGGACCTTGGTCACCCGTACCAGGCGTTCGTGCACGGTCGTCTCTCCTCATGTCGGCCCCGGGACGGGGCAGGAATCCCAGAATACCGCGTGCTTGTCACCGTGTCAACGGGCTGGACTTATTCCTGGCACTCCAAACTATCCCGTGCGAGCAGGCGTCCCGGCGGTGCGGCATCCCGGGCAGGTCGAAGTCGGGGCCACGGTACTTGAACCTGCCGGAGCCGAGGGCGCGGTCCTTCATGCGGAACCCGGCGTCCAGGGCGATCGCGCGGCCCGCCTTCAGGTTGCCCTTGGCGTCCTGCAGGGTGACCGGCACGTCGTTGCGCTTGGCGATGTAGCGGACCACCCCCACGCACTGAGAGGTCAGCAGCTCGGAGTAGCCCTGCTCGCGCGCCAGCCACGGGTACAGTGAGTAGCGTTCGAGGACGACGTGGTGGAGCAGGCGGATATCGCGCTCCAGGGCGGAGTGCAGGTCGTCCGGGCGAAGGGTAAGGGCCTCGACCAGCCGTATCCGGCCCTTCTTCGACTGGTCGAGGTACTCGCCCTTCCCCGGCTCGGTAGACCCGGGCCACAGCTCGAACCGGGCGAGCCCGCACCACGACTCGCCCGGGTCCACCGCGTCGACCTTGTAGACGCGGCCCTTGGCCAGGCTCATATCGTGTACCACCACCGACGCCAGGCCCGGGTGCGCTTGCGGCGGACCCGGCCGCCGCCGGGCACCCACTCGCGCAGGCACAGCAGGCAGATGTACCGGCCGTCCGCCGCGCCACGGCGCGCGAGCTGGTGCTTGTGCGGCCACAGCAGCCGCCACCGGGACATGCGGCCGGTGCTCACAGCGGCACCGTCGGGTCGGAGTCGGTCAGCATGACGATGCTGATCGTGAACGAGTCGGCGGCCCGGCCCAGGTAGATCGTGTGCAGGTCGGTGCGGTCGAGGTGCTGGTTCAGGTGCTTATCGCCAGCGACTGACGCGCGCTCGGCTGTGGAGTATGCGCCGCCCGCCAGCTGACACTTGCACGACCACATGTGGGTTGGCTCCATCACACTGCCTCAAGGTAAGAGGTGTGGCCGAAGGGCTTAGTGTCGGCCTTAAAAGGGACTCCCGAGAACAGTCGACTGAAAGTCGACACGATGGTGTCCTGCATCAGGGCGGAGACCCTTTCCACGTCGGTGACGGGAATGCGGTCAACCAGGGAGTCGTGAATCTGGAGGACCAGCATGCCGGGGCACTCGCGGTCGTGCTTGACCATGGCTATGCGCATCGCCTCGGAGACGTCGCCCTGGACTCGCTGGTTAAAGGCCTTGTGGACCGGCTCGTAGTCCGCGAACTTCCGGACCTTGCCGGTGCAGAGGCGGACGAAACCGTTCTCGGTGGCCATGTCGGAGTACTGGTACAGGGCGCGGGCGAAACCGGGGAACGCGTTCTTGTAATCGGAGATGAACTCGCGGGTCTGGTCCACGGTGTACTCGTAGCCGGTGAACTTGGCGATCTGGGCCTTGAGTTCCTTGGCCCCGATGCCGTAGAGGATGCCGAGGTTGCAGCGCTTGGCCACGCCTCGGTAGCGCTCCCAGTCGGGGTCGAGCAGGGCGTCGGCCAGGGCGGTCGACGGGTAGAACATGAGCTTGCAGGCCGCGTTGTGGGAGTCGACGCCCTTCTTGAGGGCGCGCAGCATGTTCTTCTCCTTGGCCACCCAGGTAGCCACGCGAATCTCGGCCTGGCTGGCGTCCGACTCCCAGTACTCGTAGCCGGGGTCGTAGCCGAGGAACCTGCGGATCGGTTCGAGGCCGGAGGGGATCTGGTAGTCGTGAGGGAGGGCCTGGGCCTGCCAGCGCTCGACCGAGAGACGGCCGGAGACGACGCGGCCCTGCCGGTGGCAAGTGCGCAGGCGCCCGTCCGGGCCGACGAGGGCGGGGAAGGCCGCGTACCACTTGCTGTTGGCCGACTGCAGCTCCTGGAAATGGGCGTACTCGGCAGCGCCGGGGGCGTTGAGCTTGATCAGGCGCTGGACCGACTCGTCGTCGACCTGGGGCCTGCCACCGGCGGTCATCTTGTCGGCGTAGGGGAGGTAGCCCAGGCCGCCGTCCTTGGGTGCGCCGAAGAAGTACTTGACGGCGGCGGGTCCGGTGGGCTTGCCGGTGCCGCCCTTGAACGGTACGGCGGAGGCGGCCTCCTTGATCAGGCCGGTGAGCTTTACGGACTCGCGACGGCATCCGTCGGAATCGAACCCGACGCCGCGCTTCTCCATGCCGTAGAGGGTGCGCATCAGGGCCTGCTCCTCCTCGATCCGGATCGAGAGCTGGTCGGTGAGGAGGGTCTGCTGGTGCTCGTAGAGCAGGTAGGTGAGCTGGGCGTCACGCTGGGCGTAGGTGCCGAGGACGGACCAGGGGATGAGGTCGTACCGGGGGTCGGCCTGGGGACCCTTCCACGGGGCGAGGGCCTCGGCCTCGTCGGCCTCCGCTCCCTCCTCGATGCCAAGCTCCTTGCCGATGTTGAGGCGGACCGAGGTGGGCTTGAGCGAGGTGGACTCGCCCGGCCACAGCTGGCCGGAGGCGAGCATGGTGTCCCACACCACGCGGGAACCTAGGTCGTAGTGGCCGCCGTCCCACGGGGGGCAGGCGGGGCCGTCCGAGGTGCAGTACTGGTCGTGGGGGCGGTCGCGCTGGCCTGCCAGGAACATCAGCAGGTCGTACTTGGCGTTCTGCAGGATGAGATGCTGGCGGGACAGCCAGCGCATGAGCTGGTCCCACGCGGCCAGGGACCGGTTGGGAGTGTAGAGGTCGGCGTCCGACCACTTGGAGATCCGGCGCAGGTGCGAGGACGGGATCTGCTTGGGGCCGAGGGGAAGGCACCCGTCGTAGTATCCCTGGTCGAAAGGGACGGCGATCGAGACAAGCTCGGCGGTGACGGGATCGCGCCAGGCGGCGGAGACGGCGGAGACGCGGGCACCGTCGTCAGCGAAGAGACCAGAGTCCTCGGAGTCCAGGGCGACAAGGTGGTCGGAGACGTCGGGGAGTCGGGTCATCGTCCTGTCGCAATGTGGTAGACGGTGCTGGCGACGAAGCACAGCACCAGGGCGGCCAGCGCGATGCGGAGCATGGCGTCGGTTGACGGAATGAATCGGCCGGGGCCTCGGACGCTCACGGGGCGACTCCGAGGTAGGTGAGGGAGATAGCGAGGGCGCAGGCCGCAGAGAGCAGGCCGAGGATAAGTAGGAAGTCGCGGACGGCGACGAGGTAGCGGTACGTCACTGGTTGCCGATCCCGTCGACCCGGTAGGCGAGCTGGTTGACGATGGCGATAGCGTTGTCGAGGTGGTCGGCGGACTGGCCGAACTCTAGGCGGACGGCGCGGTCGTCGAGGTAGGCGACGGCGGCGACCTTGCGGTTGGTGACGAGGACGACATCGCCGTCGCCTGGGCCGCCGGTCCAGAACGAGCGGGTCATGTCGGGGTCGGGCTGGACGCGGAAGCTGAGACGGCGCAGGACCTGGGCGACCGGCTCGACCGGGCGGCAGGTGGAGACGACCACGGCGTAGGCGAGAATGTGAAGGCGGCGGATGATGGTGGCGTCGATCTTGCCGTAGATCGCGCCGTCCTGCCAGCCGTTCTCGTAGGAGTGAATCAGGCCGTCGAAGTCGACGGAGACGCACTGTCGTCGTGTGGGCATCTAAGCTCCTATGCTATAAAGATACTCGACGGGTAGGGCCTTGCCGCTCCTGATGCCAGCGCTCCGCTGGCCCTCCCATACCACGGACAGTCCGGGGATGCGCTCGTATTCCGACAAGAACACCGCGCACTCGCGATCTGCCCATTTCCTGGCCCTGCGGATCAGGCGGTCCAGGTCCAGGTCCTGATAACTGCTGTTGTGGTTCTTGGTACGGGACTGGTACGGAGGGTCGCAGTAGATCACGCACCCCATCGGCGGGCGCAAGGTGTCGTATGATCGCGTCATGAACTGTCGTATGCCGCCGTGGTCGCGGATCTGAGCGGCCTGGCGCATGACGGTACGACTGGAGGCAGCTGCTGACATGTTGCCCCGTCCGTAGCCCTCGAACCATATGCCGCCGAAAGAGCACCCGTAGCCGACGAACCCCCGCAAGGCGGACGGGCTGGCGTGACGCAAGCTCCGGTACTCGTCTTCGGACACCGCGTCGGGCGGGGTCCACCCACCGTTAACCACGGCGTCCCACATCAGCACGAGGTCTTCGTGCACGTCGCTCCCTACCGCCTTGTGAAAATGGGGGGCCATCTTGGCGAACACGGACGCTCCGCCCAGGAACGGCTCCCAGTAGGTCAGTCTCTCATTGGTGTGGCGAAGCATGACAGCGGCCAGCTGACTAGCTATCCGGTGCTTGCCGCCCATATATTGCATTGTGCTCCTCTTCCATCAAATCGTGACGTGCGCCTATGGTATCAGATGGGTTGTCACCCGGTCAACGGACATGATAAAATTTGGAGTAAGGAGGTGCGAGATGAGCATGGTGCTGAACTCGGAGCAGAGGGCGATCGTCAAGGCGAGCAAGACCGCCCGGACGATGCGCGTGGTGGCGCTCGCGGGAACGGGCAAGACGAGCACGCTGGCGGAGGTGGCGGAAGCCAACCCGTACGTGCAGTACCTGTACGTGGCGTACAACAAGGCGGCCCAGCTGGACGCGGCGGCGAGGTTCCCCAGGAACGTCAAGTGCCAGACCAGCCACGGCATGGTGTTCATGCAATACGGGAAGAGGTACAGCTCTAAGCTGAACGCGCCGAGGGTGCCCGCGTGGAAGGCGGCCAAGGTCCTGGGGCTGGCCGAGCTGCGGGTGGAGTACTGCGTCAGCTGCAGTATGGTGACGAGCGAGGGCGGTGACCACGCGGGTCACGCGGTGCTGGCGGAGACGGTGAACACCACGGCGATGGCGAGCCTGGTGATGCGGGGGGTGGACCGGTGGTGCCACTCGGACCAGGCGGAGATCGACTGGTGGCACATCCCGCCGGTGAAAGGCGCGGACGAGCGGCTGCAGCGGGCGATCCGGGAGAGCCTGGTGAGCAGCGCGCGGGAGGCGTGGAAGGACCTGAAGAGCGCGAACGGGCAGCTGAAGTTCAGCCACGACATGTACCTGAAGATGGCGCAGCTGGACGGCTGGCGGACGGACCGGAACTCGGTGATGCTGGACGAGGCCCAGGACACCAACCCGTGCGTGGCGAGCATGCTGCTGTCGGCCAAGGGCAAGCGGATGACGATGGTGGGGGACCCCAACCAGGCGATCTACGAGTGGAGGGGGGCCACGGACGCGATGGACAAGTTCGAGGCCGACGAGACGCTGGGGCTGACGGGGAGCTACCGGTTCGGGCCGGAGATCGCGGAGTTCGCTAACGAGTGGCTCGGGATGCTCGGCAGCGAGATGCAGCTCAAGGGCTGGAAGAAGCTGGAGGGAAAGGTAGTCGACTTCGTGGAGGAGCCGGACGCGATCCTGTGCCGGAGCAACGGCGGGTGCGTGGCGGCGGCGATGCACTGGCTGGAGGCGGGCAGGAAAGTGGCGGTGGTGGGCGGAGGAGGAGAGATCGAGTCGCTGGCGAGGGGGGCGCAGGGGCTGATGGCCGGTAGGAGGAGCGAGCACCCCGACCTGGTGAACTTCGACAGCTGGGGCGCGGTGCAGGCATACTGCAAGGAAGAGCCGGAGGCGGCCGGGACGCTGGTGCCGCTGGTGCGGGCGATCAGCCAGTACGGGCCGGAGGCGATCATGACGATGGCGCGGAGCCTGGTGCCGGAGGACCGGGCCGACGTGACGGTGAGCACCCAGCACCGGAGCAAGGGCAGGCAGTGGAAGACGGTACAGATCGCGGGCGACGTGATGCAGCCGAAGGCGGGCGAGGAGCTGCCGAGGGAAGAGCTGCGGCTGAGCTACGTCGCGGCGACGAGGGCGCAGGACGTGCTGGCCACGGGCGGGGATGGCGGCCTGGGCTGGATCAAGGGCGGGCTGGCCACGTAAGGGAAACACGACGAGGCCCCGGTTACCACGTGGGTGGCGGCCGGGGCCTCGTCCTTGTTTACTCGCCGGGCTTACGGGCGGTCAGCTCCCAGGCCAGGGCCAGCTCCCAGCTGGAGGGGCGCTGCGGGCCGTGAACCGAGTCCTGCCCGGTCCAGTTGTTACGCTTGTTCATCGTCGTTCACCTCCTCGGGCTCGGAGTGGTCGTCCAGGATGTGCCGGTTAAAGTCCGTGTCCGAGATGAACACGGCGTCCGGGCACTGAGTGCAACGGATCAAGGCCGCCACCACCAATCGAGGCGTAAGCCGCCCCGGCGGCGGCCCCGGACCCAGTAGACCAGATGGGTTGTCACGGAGACAAGGGCATGGTCGGATGGGAACAGAGGGCCGGTTCGCGGCCCTTACGGTGATCGACGGCTACCTGCAGCAGTAGTGCAGGCGCGCGGCCCCGGCCCCGACAAGGGTGTCCGGGGCCTGGTTGTACTCGGAGTGACCAGGCCATCACAGTGTGATTCACGACCCTGTACCCTGTGTACCCTGTGTACCCTTCTCTTCCTCTATCTCTCTTTGGAAGACCGGAAGGGGGAGAGGGGAGGGACGGAGGGTACACAGGGTACACAGGCTACATCCGGCGCAATGACCAGACCTGACCCCGGCTGGACCTGCTCTTTTCCATTACGACGCCCGACTTGCGCAGGATGCCGGACAGGCGGCCCAGGCGCATCCCGATCTGGGTAGGACTCTTGGGCCAGCCGGTGTCAGCGCCCCGGTCGAGTCGGCCGTGATAGGTGGAGAACAGGGCCGACGTGGTGCCCTCCCAGCCCTGCTCCGCGAGGGCCAGTACATGGACGGTGAAGGCGTCCGTCTCCACTGACGCGCGGACGCCCTCGGCTACCTTGCGGCGGTACGTGTCGACCGTGCGCGAGCCGGTGGCGCGGTCCATCGCGGCGCAGACGTGCACGAAGTCGGCCATCCGCTCGCGAGAGAAGTCGCCCGACTCGGCCACGGCCGGGAGGTGAGCCAGGACCGACGAGGCGAGGTCGAGCAGCGCGCCGAGGGCGACCGGACGGTCGCGCTCCCATTGCCTGGCCAGGTCGGTCTGAGTGATGAACGTGGAGATCGGCTCGGGCTCGAACAAGACGGTCCGGTCCACCAGGTCCCCACGGGAGACCAGGGAGTCGATCGAGGTCACCACGAACGAGCGGCGGACCGACACCACGGACAGGTCCTGGTCGGAGTACTTGCGGCGTTTGACGTCGCCGGTTTTGGTGACGGCGGTGCAGATCGCGTCGGACAGCCAGTCAGGCATCGTGGACAGGTTGTCGAGAACGACGATGGGCTGACCAGCGATGGTGACCTCCCAGTCCTCGTCGCGACCGGGCTGGCGGCGGACGGCGACGGGGGAGGGGTCGACCAGGGAGCGGATGAGGCGGGCCATCGAGGACTTGGCGGTGCCCTCCTCGCCGCGCAGGTAGACCACGGGGTGATCGATGTCGGGGATCAGCCAGGCGAGGATGCAGGCGACCAGCAGGGCGCGGTCGGCCGGGGGTAGGTTCAGGAGCGGGTAGAGGGTGTCTTTGAGCTTGCCGCCCCGGACGGGCGTGGGCAGCTCGCCGGTAAGGTCGGTCCGGCGGAACAGCACAGGGGGCTCCTCGACTACCTTCCAGGTGCCGGGACCGATCACGATGGCGCGGCCGGTCTGGTCCCCGAGGTCGAGCACGATCTCGCCGTCGTGCCACGCGGTCCGCATCGGGAGGGGGGTCGTGGGCTTGTAGGCGGCCCGGCCTTCGAGGACGGTCATCACGTCGGCCAGGGCCCCGTTCGATGGCGGATGTCCGAACTCCTGTTCATGCTGGGCGGCCAGGGCCGCGCGCATCGAGCCCGAGCCGCCGCGCAGGGCGCGCACCACGCGGGGGCCGGTGAGAGGAACGCCGAAAGGCACGTTCTCCTCGGACCGGACTAGCTCGTAGTCGCGCATGGCGATCCTCATCAGTCGCTGGGCCATGGTCGGCTTGTCGCCGTCCGCGCCCTCCAGCAGCTCGGTCCGAGCCTGCTCCAGGCACCGGGCCAGCTCCATCGGCCACCAGTTCGGCTGCTGCCGCTTGCGCTCGGCCCGGCGCGACGTGGTGATGGCGTCGGCCTCGGCCAGCTCGCGGATCTGGTCGTCGTCGAGTCCGGCCCGCATCGCGTGCTTGATCAGCAGGAACGTGTGGTCGCTGGGGTCGGTGCCCTTGGGTACCACCACGCGCAGCCCGGCGGGGACGCGGCTGCTGGATGGTATCTCGGCGGTCACGGAAGGGGTCACCTCGGGCCTCATCAGCCAGTCCGGTGCATCGGCCAGGGGACGCCACGACGATACCTCATAGATGCCCTCCTGGCTGCGGGAGGGCGGCAGGATCACGTAATCGTGACTCAGGCCGCCCCGGATGTCTATCGTCTTGTCCTTGTACTTGCGAGCGGGCGCGCCAAGCTTACCTGACTGCCGTTCGCCACGGTAGAACATGTGGGTACCGCGAACGCCCTCATGTCCGGGCGTGCTTACCACGCGGGTGGCGGGCAGGTGCCCTAGGCTCAGCCGGTCCTCGGCGTGGCCGGTCTTGTAGGAGTCGAAGTCGAGGATGACCAGGTGGTCGGCCCGGCCGCCGATCAGGGCGTCCGGCCAGGTCTCCCACCAGATGTGTATCTGCTCCACGTCGACGGTAGCCGAATGCTTGCCACCGGCGGTTAGCGGGGCCTTGTCGGCACCGCAGGGAAGAACTGGGATTCCGAATTGCTGGGACCAGACGAGCGCCCACATCAGCATCGGCTGGACGGACTCGACACGGGCAGCCACTTCGGCTGGTAGCTTGCACAATCGGACGCGCTCCTAGTACAATAGTCAACTGGAAGAGGTCTCGCTCATCTCGCCCTAGCGGACCCCCGATCGCCAGACTGTCGCGGCCTGGCGGCCGGGGGTTCTCGCTATCTCAGCACCCAGGTTCGGGCACAGTAAAGGCCGGGTACCCAGGGGAAGTGGATACCCGGCCTTCACGTCCGACCGCCCGGTAGACCCCTCGGCGGGGTGCTCGAACGGCGGCCGGGGTCAGGGGCGACTAAAAGTCGTCGTCGTCCGCGTCGTCGTCGGAGTCGTCGTCCTCGCCGTCCGAGTTGGACCCGACCGGCAGCAGGGTCTGCAGGTCCGACGCCATCTGGCCCTTGCGAGCGCCCTTCTGGATCTCGCGCTGGCCGACGATTCCCTTGACCTCCTTGCCGAGGAGGATGTCGGTGTCGACGTTGGGCTTGACCTCGAACGCCTCGAAGAACATCTTGAGGAACCACGCCTGGTTCTCCGCGAAACCGGTGTTGGCGCGGATCGTCTTGCCCTTGAACTTGTCGCCGGTCAGCTGGCCGGACACCACGGAAAAGGTCCAGATCCAGTAGCCGTTGCCGTTGACGTCCGGCTTGGGCGAGACGACCACCTTGTCGAGCTTGAGGACGTACTCGTCCTCGTCGAGCAGGGCGGAGCCGCTGCCCTCGGCCTTGGCCACGGCCTTTGCGGTTGCTGCGTCGAGCTTGGGCACTTGGTGCCTCCCAGTTAGTGCGGATCGTGTGTCGGGCGCTATCGTACTGCGGTGGTTGTCAGCGTGTCAACGGGACTTGGTCGAGTAATTGGTGGCCCGGCCGCGTGCGTGCTTGCCGACGCGGACGCCGGGCAGCAGGTCGAGCAGCTGCTTGCCGCTGCCGCGCCACTCGCTGACCTTGCCCACGGCCGGTGGTGCCGCCGGAGGGCGGGTAGGCTGGCACGTCTCGCACCGCTCGCGCTTGGGACGCCGGACCCCGGGCACCTTCTCGGGCTTGGGCTCGTGGTCGGCTGCGGTGTGGCCGCCCGCCATGTACCGGCGGTTAGCCTTCTGCCGGGCGCGTTTGCGTGCTGTCGTCATCTTCGAACTCTCCTAGATCTCTGGTTGCGTAGTCGGCAGTCCTGATCACGTCCAGCATCGCGAGCTGGTAGCGAATCACGGCCTGGGCTAGGGGGGCCACCGCCGCCAGGGCGTCGACGGCCTCACTTACGGGAACGTGGGGAGCGCCGCGCTGCCGCATCGCGATCGTCTCCCGGTCCATGCCGGTGGCCAGCTTCCTGGCCCGGCTGGCGATCTGGGTGCGCTCCTCCGCGCTCACCGATCGATCCTTATCGATCGTTTGTGCAGACTAGCGTGCATTCTGGTTGCATGCTCAGAGCATGTGCGTTGCGGTCTGGAGTCGATACGTCCAGGGGATTGAACGATGTACATCGTGGTTAGCTGGGGACACTCGCCGTGATTCCAGTCGCACTGTCCCAGATCGCCTACGCACACCGTGTCCGTGACGGGCACGATCATTCAGCGTCTCCCTTCTTGCGGACCTTGAGAAGCTCGCGGTACTCGGTCTGGATCGGGTCGGTGTCCTTGGTAAGGTCGCCCGAGACGTAGGCGAGGAGACGGTCGAACGTGGGGACGGCCAGGCGGGCGGGTAGGACGCCGAAGTTGTCCTTACCGGTAAACTGGGCCGAGGGGCGGGGGTAGCCGACGACCACGGGCCGCCCGTCCGGCCAGGAGCCCTCCTGCTGCAGGCGGATGACCATGTTCGAATAGCCGATGAGGTCGCCTCGGAGGGCGGGGTTTACGGCCGGAGTGCGCTTGACCGCGCCGGAGCCCTCGTCCACTTCGAGGGTCATCTGGCAGGCCACGGCGACGTGGCAGGGCAGCTCGACCAGGGAGCGCATCAGGCGGCGCATCTCCTGGGTGACGCCCTTGTACTGGTCCCGGCCGTCGCCGGTGGTGTACCGCTCCAGGGGGTTCAGCTCGACGTGGTTGCGCTCGGACTGGGTGACCGCGCGCTGCCAGTCGAAGTCGACGTACTTCTCGATCCGGCGGGCCACCCACTCGGTGGCGGTGTCGATTGCGATGCCCGCGAGGGCGGCCGGGTCGTCGTCCAGCATCTCGCGCCACTCCTCGATAGTCTTCTCCATCGAGATCGGGTCGAGCTGGTCGATCGGGTCGATGCGGTCGGTGGGGATGCCGAGGGCCTTCAGCGGCTTGTTTCGGATGCCCTTGTCGGCCCGGATCCACTTTACCAGTCCGAGCTTTGCCATGTAGGCCATGGAAGTAGTCTTGCCGGTGCCGTAGTCACCGAAGTAGAGGACCCGCAGGCGGTCGTCCTCGTCGTCTAGAGATGCCATGGGCCGAGTGTACCAGAGGACTTGTCACCGTGTCACGTCGTATGGTTTAATGGGTTTATGACGAACTACGGATACGAGGACGAGGCCGAGCACATCGACCTGAGCGGCGACTACAGCGAGGAGCCGCCGTTCTAGGACCGAGCACAGCTGAGGCCCGCACCTGATGGAGGGTGCGGGCCTCGCTGTTTCTAAGGCGGGTACCGAGGGGACCAGATCCCCATCCTGCCCTCGGTACCCGCCACGACGCTGACGGAAGGGTCGCCCAGCTACGGGGGTAGAACTGGGTTCCGCTTGGCGAACGGTGGCTCGTCCGGCACCGTCCGCTTGAGACCGCCAGCGGATATGGGACCAACCTACCGGACCGGTTGTCGGCGTGTCAAGCGGGCGGTTACCACGCGGGTGGCGTCAGTGCCGCTGATCGTAGCACGCGGCACTAGTGACGGGAGAAATCCTGAGTAAAGCCTTGGTCGCGCAGGAAGCCCTGCACGTTAAGGCCCTTGCGCCCGGCCAGGCAGGCGTCCCGGAAATCGCACCGCCACGCGCATCGGTCCGGGTCCGTGGACCTGGGCGACATGGCTCCGGCACGGCTTACGGCGGCCTGCTGGGTGTACCTGGCCAGGGCCAGCTGATAGGTCTCCCGGGCCACGATGTCTAGCTCGCGATCGGATCGTACCATAGGCAGGCGTCGGAACCGCTCGTCGAGCGGGGTCGCGCCCGGGGTGGCGACGTCGGCCTGCAGGCGGTAGGTGCGGGCCGCGTTGTAGATCTGGCCGAACACCCGCTTGCCGAGCTGCCGCATCGCCCAGGTGTACAGGCCGAACTGGTCGTCCAGGGCGAGGAGCTTCTCCCCGGGCAGGTCCTTGCCGGACTTGTGGTCGACTACGTAGATCTTCTTGTTCCGCCGGTTGCGGACCACCAGGTCGATCTTGACCTTAAGCCAGAACGAGGACGGCGTTCCCTTGAGCGTGGGCAGTCGGCACTCGGCCGCGTGCTCGACGGCCAGGATCTGCCACTCGGGGTCGGTGCCCCAGTGGGCGACGTAGCCCGAGTACATCCACTCGGTCAGCCCGGCCAGGTCGTCCGGCATCCGGCGCATCTCGGACTCGACCGCCTTGCGGCACAACCCGAGCAGCGCACCGCTGAACGAATTGGGCGAGTCCTGCTCCTTCTGCAGGCGCATGAGGGTGTTGTAGTGGGCCTCCATGACCTGATGCCAGGCGGTGCCCTTGGCCAGGGCGGTCTCGGGGCCGTGGGGCTTGGACCAGCGATCGACGTAGCCGAGCTGGTGCTTGAGGGCGCATTGCTTGGCCGTGTCGATCTCGCTGTAGCTGACGATCCGCCTAGGCATCTCCGGTAACCTCCCTATGCTGTCGGTAAGCGAGCGCGGCGACGTGCACGCACTGGCTGATTAGCGCGCGGAACTCCAGGTCGCTGATCCCGTCCGGGTGGCTGCGGGCGATCTGGCCGAACGAGCCCATCAGGTCCATCAGGATCGCGGCGAACTGCTCGCCGGTTACCCGGTAAGAGTCCAGCGCCGTGACGATGTTGATCGCCATGATGTCGAACGCGTCGTGGTGGGCGGGGTTGTCGCATTGCAGCTTGACCCGATCGGTCGGGTCCTCCTCGACCAAGAACCGCTTCTGGTCGTCAGTCAGTATCGGCATGTATCTCCGGCTTTCCACGGGGCCTCCGGCTGACTGCGGACGCCAGGAGGACCAGACTGACCTTATAACCTTCCAGATTGCCCCGAAGACCGTCGTCGGGGCCTTTCAGGATGCCCTCGACCGACATGGCCACCTCCATCAGGAACTGGGCCAGGCGGATATCGGACATCGGGTACGAGTCGCGCAAGGACTCCACCGACATCAGCATCGTGGACGGGTCGACCCCCGACCAGGCAGCAGAGCTGTCTGCCTGGTCGAGGGCCTCCCTGATCGTCCGCGTGAGCGGTCGTGTCACTGCGAATCGTCGCTACTGAACGTAGGGTCGGACGGCCCGTCGCCGGGCTCGTCGACGTGACTGCCCTCGTTATCGTACGAGTTCTCGCCGTCCGTTCCGATGAACGAGAAGGGGAACCCGACCGAGCGGAACACGTCGGCCAGCGAGTTAGGCACGGCCTTGTTGGCCTGGATCTCGGCCCCGGGCGGCGGGAACTTCTGCGGGAACTCAGCGAACGACAGCGGCGACCCGTCTTCGTAAGAGAACATCTTCTCGTGGTCGGCGTCAGTGTGGCCGCAGGGGTACTGAGCGTCGGACGGGAGGATCTGCCCGGCCGGGGGCGGCACGACCTCGTAGTGGCGGAGGGTCCAGCCGCTGATGAGGTCGAGCACCTCGTCCCAGGTGCGCGCACGGTGGCCGTAGCGGCCGGTGAGATACCACGAGCCGTTGTCGGCGCGGATCGCGGCGTAGGTGTAGGTCTGGTCCGCCAGGACGCGGAAGATGCGCAGCATCGCGCCCTCGGCTGGTTCGGGGCCGAACGCTTCTTCCAGTCGCTTGAACTCGGCCAGGCGCTCGGCTACCTGGTCCATGAGGGCGGCGGCCGCCGCCCTGGTCATCTTCGACACATCTCGCTCCGATCGGGCCGCCCCGGCGGCGGCCTGTCCCGGCAGTGTATCGCATTGCTTGACTACGTGACAACGGCGGGGAACGGTCGTTGCCACGGAGTCACCGCCTGGGGTATCCTGGGGGCGGAGGTTACACGGTGCTTTCACTACACGAGTTCGGCGAAACTGTTTCGTGCGACTATACCACGGCGTCGAGGCTGCTATCCGGCGAGCGCGCGCCGTCCACCGCCCTGCTGCAGCGCATCTGCAGGGCGTATCAGCTTGACGCGAACGCGGCCCTGGCCGCGCTGGCGGAGGACCGGACCGGCGGGTCCAAGCGGACGCCGGTCTTTGCCGCGTTCCTACGCGAGCAGGTGTTCGACGCCAGTGTGGCATACCTCACATCCGGAAGTACTTTGTCAGGAGGACAAGAAGGCGATAAGATGGTTGTTGATGCAGGGGCGAGCCGCCCCGCCGACCTAGGGAGCTAGCAGATGAGCGAGACCGAGACCAAGCCCACGATCAACAAGCTCAAGCAGTGCGCGTGCCTCACCGGAACCGACCAGGTGTGCACCGCCACCACCCGCAAGGTGTTCGCCCAGGGCCACGACGCCCGGATGTCGTCCCGGCTGGCCGTGGCGGTCGCCAGCACCGAGGACCCGATGACCGAGGCCGACGCGGTGACCCTGATCAAGAAGGCTGGCGGCGGGATGGCGCTGATCAGCAAGACCACCCACTCGGCCAAGCTGCGGGCGCAGCGCGCGGCCGGTGGCGACAAGCCCAAGGTCGAGAAGAAGGCGAAGAAGCCGAGCACGGCCGAGCAGGCGATCGAGTCGGCCGGTCCGCAGATCAAGGGCACCAAGGTCATCGTGTACCACGGCAAGGCCAAGTCCGAGGCGATCGTCGTCGCCAACGCGTCCGAGGAGCTGGTGGCCCGCCACCGCCGCCAGGGCAAGAACTGCGACCACCAGATCGAGGTCGAGGAGGGTCCGGACGGCAAGCCGGAGATCTTCACCAAGTAGCGACCCGGACGAGGCCCGGCACCCGGCGTGGTGACCGGGCCTCGTCGTGTGTTGACTGCGTGACAAGTATTCCGGTAGACTGCCCGGCATGACCAACCACAGGAGCTACTAATGGCAGGATTCGACATCCCAGAGGCGATGGGGACGCTGTACGACCTGTTCCGCGCGGCCGACTGGAAGCAGCCGTCCAGCGAGCCGGACGAGTGGGTGAGCTGGGACGGACTGTTCGAGGTCCAGATCTCGCACTCCAGCCAGATGTGCACGATCCGCTGGCGGCGGGCGATCCCGCAGCTGGAGGCCGCGGCCGACCGGCCCAGGGAGTCAGCCCAGGCGTACCTAGCCCGCAAGCGCGAGATGGGCTGGGCGGTGAGCCGGTTCAAGCCGCACGGCCAGGCCGCCACGCCGTTCGTGCAGTGGCTCGGCACTGTGTTCGGGGAGATCGTGGTGTGGTGCACGCAGATGGCGGAGGTGGTCGACGCACCTAGCCGGGATGAGTGACCGGCCGCGCCACGTCTTCGTGGTCAGGTTCCAGTTCCTTACCGGGCTTACCCAGGTCTGCTGCCCGTGCACCCCGCGAGACGCCACGGACATGCGAGGGAAGCCCTTGCAGGAGCCGACCCGCCAGACAGTCGAGGACATGCTCCGCGTGTTCAGGGAGCATGTCCTCGGGGCCGCCGCGCCTACCACGCGGGTGGCGGCTACTCGACCGTCAGCCCAGCGGTCCAGGTTTGCTGACCCACCTCGCCGTCGACCGTCAGGTGATTCGCCTCCTGGAAAGCCCGCGTCGCCTCGTCGGTGATGTTGCCGAAGTCGCCGTCAATGCCGTCGCGGAGCTTGCCGGAGGTGCCGAGGTCGTGATCGTTCGCGATCAGCACCCCCTGCCAGATCCGCACGGCCTTGCCGGTGTCACCGGTCTTGATCTCGGGCATTGTCGCCACTAGCTGCTCCTCCCACGTTTCGGTACTGGACTCGAAGAAGTCCGGCTTGAGGACGGACGCGTCGATCAGGCTGTGAATCCGGCCCGACGCGGCGTCGGTCCACTGGGTGCCGTCCATGCTGACGGCGATGCCCGGGTACTTGCAGGTGTCCGGGCCGCAGATGTGCTCGCCCTCGCCGTAGTGAGCCGACAGCAGCCGGACCTCCTCGACGGCGATGTCGCGGGACGCCAGCTCCTCGATGACGGCGGGCATCCCGGAGATCGAGGCGTACACGATCGGGCGGACGTATCCGGCGGTGAGCCGGTACTCCACCCAGTCGGCCGCGCCCTCGGGCGAGGTGTCCTTCTCCTCGCAGTCCACCCCGTCCGCGACGGCCTTACCGCCGAACACGGTCATCGAGATGTGGTAGGCGTCGGGGAACAGCTTGACGATCGCGCTGTACGTCCGGAAGTCTCCGTCGACGTAGCCGAGGTAAGCGTCGTACCCGTCCAGCAGGTTCTGTGGTACCGTGGAGTCGGCGCAGCTAAGGTTTTGGGCTGTCACACTCGAACTTCCTTTCTAGACGCTGGAAGTCGCTGTCCAGCTTCATGAGCCCTGACTGGCTCTTGGACGGGGGCTTCCCCGACGTCAGCAGGTCGAGACTATCGCACCACTGGCGGTTGCTGGCCGCAATAGCCGCCTTGATCGCGTTGCGCTGGCTGGCCTGGGCGGCTACCAGGGCCTCGTGCTGGTTGGCGTTGGCCCGGCCCACGTTAACCGAGGTCCAGACGAGGTTTCCCCCGCCGATGACCACCACCAGGACCACGATCGATACCACGCCACGGGCGCGGACCGACAGCCACGCCATTAGCCCACCACCAGGATCAGGCCGGCTGCGATCCAGGCGACTGCGACGATGGTGCAGATTCCGATTCTCCATCGTCGGCTGAATGTTTTCCCGAGGCGCTGCCTGAGGGTGAGCCAGAGAGCACGGCTTTTGCGTGATCGGCCAGCGTGGGAGTGGTGAGGGCGAGCCCGGTAACGAGGAGGGCCGTGTTTGGCGCGTGGCTGAGCATCTGGGACAAGATCAGAGCCAGGCCGGTACCGGTAAGTAGGATGTCCTTCAAGAGGGACCATACGCTCACTCCACACCCTTATTCACTAACCCAGATCAGTTCGAAGTGGCTCTCGCACCCGGTTACCACGCTGGTGGCGTAGGTGCTGGCCCCGTTCAGCTGCTCGTACGACGGCCATACCTCGTCCCCGACGGCCAGGTAAGTCAAGTCCAGTCCGTCCGCCCCGGGCGGCAGCGTGGTGCCGCCGTTGTTGGTGCTCGACTGCTGCTGCAGCGTGGTTACCGGTATCACGTCGCCCAGCGAGTTCTGCAGGCCGAAGCCCGCCGAGCAGACGTACGGCACCGTGGTACCCGGGACTTGAGATCCGCCGGTGACGACCAGGTACCAGCCCGCCACCTGGGCCGTGTAGTGGTTGGACGCTCCGGACGTCCAGCCGCCGTAGTTGTCCCCCACGGTACCATGCACCCGGCCCGTGGCGCTCTGCATCTGCAAGATCTCCTGGGTGCCGTTCGGCAGGGAGGTCTGGGCTGTGGTCTGGTAGCCGAGGAAGTACGGGCGGTTCAGCAAGAAGTTGAGGTCGTTACCTAGGTGCTGGTCGAACTGAGCCAGCAGGGCCGCGTCCTCGACCCCGGCGGTCCACCGGAACGTCACGTCCGGCGGGGTGAACGCCAGGTTCGAGACGGACGACTGGTTGCCCATCCAGACTACCAGCATGTTGCCGATGCCGGACAGCGTGCCCGAGTTGGTGAGGGTGGTGCAGACGCCCTGGATCGTGTCGCCCGCGTTCAGGTCCAGGAGGCGGGTCATCTGCGGCCGGATGAACCCGCTTCCCGACGCGCTGCTGTGGGCCGGTCCGTACAGGTTAAGCGAACCGTTGATCTGGACGCCGACCCGCCGCTGCCCGGCCGTCGCGTCGGAGAACTCGGACATAAGGTGGACCAGGTAGACGCCAGGGACGGGCACCGTGTACTTGTGGGTGCTAGGCGAGTAACCCGAGTAGTTGTCGGTGGTGGCGCTGGACGGGTTGAGCGCGGTGAGGGTAGAGACCGCCACCGAGCCGGTCTGGTTGCCGGTGACGCGGAGCTGGGGCCGGTTGTTCAGGAAGCTTAGGGTGTTGCTGACGTACTGGTTCAGGTTTACGCTAGAGGCCAGTGACCACGTGGTGGACGGGGTCGGCACCGGGCTGATTACCGCAGGGGTTATGGACGAAGTGCCCAGGCCGATCCACAGGTAGCCGAGTCGGCAGGACGTGGAGACCGGGATCGAGTTGGCCTGGGCCGCGTAGCTGTTCGCGCTAGAGTCCTGGACGATCGACTGCAGCGAGATGCAGATGGGGGAGGACGGGGTGGTGGTCAGGAGGTCCAGGCAGTAGGCCACGTTCTGCTGGGCGGTGGACCCGAGCTGGGACCCGCCCCGGGTGCTGCTCGACAGCAGGTTGTTGAACAGACCGGCGCTGACGTAGCCGGTCGCGTTGGTGACCGCGGTGATGCCGAGGTGGCTGAACTCCAGGTAGGTGCCGGAGCCTAGGGAGATGCTGCCGTCGGCCCCTGGAGTGTTGCCTAGGGCAGTTCCCTGGTAGACCCCTACCCCGCCGTAGTACAGGGCCTCGTTGTTTACGTAGGTACCCCAGTGGTTGGTTGTCCCGGTATCAGACACGTTGGTGGTCGAGCCGCCCGCCGCCGCCGAGCTGGTGACGGTCATGCCGGTGGCGTTGATCCAGCCGGACTTCAGTGGCGGGAACGCGTGATACAGGACGCCGTTCGGGGCGTGGTTGTTGTACGGAACGTACGAGTACAGGTCGTTGTTCAGGTACTTGGCCGACACGAAGCTGCCGGGGATCCACGAGCGGGGAGGCATCGGCATCAGGTCACCACGCCAGGGCGTTCGAGCCGATGACGTCCCGGCCAGCTACGTCGGCCTGCAGGACGGTGCCCTCGGGCACGTACGGGCTCTGCTGGTAGTCGGTCGTCCAGGTACCGGGGCCGATGTGCGTCTCGACGCGCTGGGTGATCACGGGGAGATTGTACCGCGTCGGGTTGAGCGGGGACCTGATGGTGACGGCCGGGTCGCCCAGGTCGGTCTGCAAGATCGAGTTGAAGGTGGCGGGCCGGGAGTGCGAGACCACGGTAATCGAGCGGACGCGGATCGAGGGTCGCTGGTACTTGCCGATGGACCAGTTGGCGCGATCGTAGGCGTCGCCCGCGGTGGTGCCCGAGACGGCCTGCTGGAGCGGTCCGCGCTGGAAGTACTGCAGGATCGACGGCTGGTTGACCACGGTGGGGGTGGCGGTGGTGATCGTGCCCTCGGTGACGGACGCCTTTACCGAGTTGTTCACGTAGGTGTTGTCGTAGTCCATCGCCTGGGCGGGCAGGTACGTGACCTGATCGTTCTGCAGGCGGATCGCGGCCTGGTCCACGTACACCTGCGTGGTAGTGGGCGGGGTGCCGCCGATGACCACGCGGAGGTGGCCGTACGATGCGGTGGCGGGGGAGGGGCCGATGGGATTCACGGGCACCCAGACGCCCGGCGGCAGCGCGATGTCCGGACCGCCCGTGCTGGACAGGTACGTGTTGCTGGAGTTGTACCAGTCGACCTGGATACCGGCCCCGCCGTACCAGCCGCCCGGCGACATCAGCCAGGTCTCCAGGTCGTACCCGGTCGACGGGCTCACGGGTATCTGCCCGCCGGAGTCGGCGTTGAGGCTGCAGCCCGAGCTGGTGCCGTTGAACGTGAGCAGGCAGGACTGGGAGAAGGTGAATCTGGCAGCGCTCGTGATCGAGGCGGTGCAGTTCGTGGCGGACCAGCCGGTGAGGCCCTGCTGGAAGTTCCAGTTGGCGTTTAGCGGCCCTACCGGCTCGTCTCCGAACGTGACGGCGGCGGTCTGGTTGAACTGGACCTGACGGGTCTGGAGGACCAGGTTGCCGTTGGCGATACCGGCCCATCGCGCGGCGAACGACAGGGCGTCCCCGTTCAGCGCGCTGGCCAGGCTGGACCCGGCGGTGGAGTAGGCCGGGCCAAGCTCGGAGTACAGGTCCTGCGGCCCGGCCAGGCCGAGGTTGAGGCCAGCCCACGCGACGTATCGCAGGGCGCGGTCGGTCAGCCCGTCCTGGCCGAACCCGGACAGGCCCGACAGGACGTGGCAGACCTGCCGCCAGCTCGGCATCGCCCCGGGGAACATGCATCCGTACGACATGGCGTACTGATAGGTGTCGTAGTAGTTGCCGTAAGCGTATACCGCCTGGCCGAACGCGATGGCCACGGCGTTGCCCGGGGTGGCGGTGTAGGGCAGCGTCGAGGAGACCCCGCCGTTGAGAGTTACGGTAACGGTCGACGAGGTAAGCTCGATATGTATCAGGTTGGACGGTATGCTGAACGTGGACCCGTTGATCGGGTAGTTGTTGACGCCCAGCGGGGCTATGACGGTAAACCCGGAGCTGCTGTTGGTGGCGAAGACCAGGGACGGGATGTCGTTGGTCGTGGTGAACTGAGCCCCGACGAATACCAGGGACCCGGGGCCGAGTCCCACCGTATTCAGGTCGGGCGGGTACGCCAGCGAGAACAGCTTGATGGTGCGGGTGGCGGTTACGGCGGTGGTGACATACGGCACGGCTGCCCAGAACTCGAATGAGCAGGGCACCCCCGGCATGGCCGGGTCGGGGCCGTACAGCACCCCGGCCCCGGGGGCGGCGACAGTGGAGGGGGAGGTGTCCGCCGACTCGCCCATGCCGGTGCCGGAGTCGCCCAGCAGGCCGGAGGTCTGGCCGGTGATCACCGGGACGTTCGCCCCGTTGGTATAGGTGCCCGACTTGGCGTTGTACAGGGAGGTGTTGCCCGCAAACATGCCGTCGACCCCGGACAGCGGAATCTCCGCATCGGGGGCGGTGTACTGCTCGTTGAACGGCAGGCTGATGTACGGCATGTCGGCCAGGATCTCGCCCTGCACCGCCGAGGGCAGGTTCACGGAGGACGCGACGCCTACCACGTCGGTGGCGATAAGGTTGGACCAGCCCCACTGCGGGAAGTCGGGCCAGTCCTGCGGCCAGCGCTCGACGTAGCCGAACCCCACCGGGTACCGGCGGCCCTGCCAGAAGCACGACACTCGCGTGGGTACGCCGAGCCGGACCAGCCCGGTCTGCATCGGGATCGATCCTATGGCGAACCCTACCTCGGCAACGTAGAATTCCTGGGTCGGGGACCCGGACACCGTGAGCAGCGCGGTGATCGACGCCAGGTCGGCGGGCACGACGCCGGTGGCGGACAGCTGGGTCCACACCCCGGCGGGCACGTTGGTAAGGGTCTGGCTCCCGAGGACGGTGGTGGACCCCGCCAGGCTGGTGGCCTCCAGCTGCAGCTCGGTGTTGCCGCTGGCCCACCCGGACGGGAACATCACCCAGAGCGATGCGGTCACCGGGTAGTTGACGTTGATCGCGCCGGAGTAGACGTACTTGACGCCGATCACGGAGCCCGAGGACGGGGTGACGCCCAGGGACTCGTTGGCGTAGGCACCGGGGGCGGACGCGAACGTCTGGGCGGCGGTCATGCCGAGCTGGGCCGAGCCCGAGGTGACCGACCAGCCGGAGGTGCCGAGCAGCTGCATGGCCGGGTCCGGGTTGAGCGCGTTCGAGTAGAACACCGACCCGGCCCACTGCGGGTCGAAGTCCCCGGCCTGGTTGTTCATGGCGATGGTCATCTGCCCGGCCTCGGGCTGGGCCAGCTCGTACTGCTGGCCGCGCGAGGACGAGATCGCCACCTGGCCCTGCTTGCCCAGGGCATAGGTGCCCAGGTTAGTCCACTGGTCGTCCAGGATCGCGGCGGTGTTGTCGCCCGGATTCGCTCCGAACGCCTGCTCGACCAGGACGCGGGGGAACACCGACCGGGACTGGGCGGGCAGCGCGCTGGCCATGCTGATCCCGACCATCAGCGCCACCGAGTTGCATACCTCGGTGTTGCCGATGGTCCAGGCGGCGGTAGCGGTGGTCAGCGGCGCGCAGGCCATGTAAGCCGTGGACATCTGAACCGTGGTCGAGGTGGTCCCGCCCGAGCCGCTGGATTCGGCCAGGATCTGGGTCCACCCGTAACTCGGGGACGATATGCTGTTGCCGTAGTACTGGTTCGCCACGGCGGAGAACACGTAGTCTGCGGTGGCGGTGGTGCCGCTGAGCGAGAGCGACGTGCCGCCGGTGCCGCTGGCCACGTGGAAGTCGAGCAGCGGCCAGTAGGACGCGGGCAGCCCATCCAGCTCGATCACCTGGAACATGAACGAGCCGGAGTAGCCCTGCGGGCAGAACGACAGCCAGCCCTCCACGGCCATCGCGTTGGAGCACACGAACGCGGCCAGCCGCACTCCGCTGATCACCTGGCCGGAGTCCCCGACGTACCGCCACCAGTTGCCCTGGTTGTCGGCCACGGCCCCGGCCGGAGTGGGCACGTAAGCGGACGCGGTGTTCCACGCGGCCAGCACCAGCAGCATGTTCCCCTGGTCGTTCCCGGGGGTCACCGCCCGGGGTCCGCAGTTCGGGGTGGTCAGTGCCTCGGTGAACGTGTAGCCGGTGGTGACGTTGACCACCGACACGGGCGAGATCACCGTAGCGTTGGTATTGAAGTTGGCGAACGTGGAGGTGCCCGACAAGCCGGACCCGTTGTCGGCCGCGTAGCACTGGACGTTGGTCGAGGTGATGGCGATCGAGTACGCGGTGGACCAGAGGTTGAACCAGGTGATGCCGTCCGACGACACGTCGAAGTAAACCGACCCGTCGAACTCGCGGATCCGCCACCAGGCGTGGTTAGTGGCGCTGTAGGCGACGGTGCCGACCGTAGTAGGGACCCCGGCGGCCTCGTAGACCGCCACCAGGTTAGCGCCGTCGTAGTGCATCTCGAAGTAGTTGGAGCTGCTGGACCCCACCTGCAGTGCGGTCCGGGTGCTCGCCCGGATCTGCGGGCTTACCTTCACCTGGTAGTACGACCCGGTGAGGTCGGCGGCGGTGCCCGACTTGAGACCGGCGGTGCCGCTGGCCGCGTAGGGGACGGTGGCCAGGCCGCCGGAGATCGACGGCGATCCGAAGCTGTTTCCCCACTTAGAGGACAGGGTAGACGGCGTGTTGAAGTCGTCAAACAGGGCGGGCACCTGGAGCCCGGCCCCGGACGCCAGGCTGAGCCCGGACGGCGATCCGGCGGGGGCGGCCAGGGCCATCGTGGCGGTGACGCCGGAGACCGACACCGGGCCGCTCGACACCGACACCGCCCCGGCCGGGGCGGCGAGGGCGAGGGCGGCCACCGCCCCGTTTATGCCGGATACCGAGGGAGCGCCCGCCGG